GTCTAGACCCGAATCAATCATTTCGTCTATAAACAACACATTGATGGGCTGATATAAACTTTCAAACACATCGCGGAATGCCCAACTCATGCTAAGAATCAGTCGATTGCGCTCACCACGACTCAAATTGTCAAAGTCTAGTTCACGACCCAGTTCTTCAATGCTGACACTGAGATCATTCTGGAATACCACAGTGTGCGGCAAGCCAATTCTATCCAAATAGTGCGTAAGTCTAGCGTTTAAATAGCTCAGATTCTGTTCAATGATTTTCTTGCGTATGAACGAATCCTTGCTGGTCAAGAGTTTGAGCAAGAAATCTTGATGTTCTTGTAATTTGGTCAGCTCGTTGAGTGTGTCATAGCTGACCACTTGCAGGGCCTGTCCTTGCATGTCAGCGATCTGCTCGCCATACGGATCGGTTTCGGCCTGTTTGTTTTCCAACTGCGTTTGCAACGCAGCCAGACTAGATCTATGATCGATGGCATCCTCCTCACGATCATAAAACATCACCGGAGGTTTGCCTAGCAGGCCCAGGGCGGTGTGGGCAGTCTCAAGCTCTGATAAGAGCTGTGTATGTTCTGAGCACGCTTCTCGCGCTCGATCCAGATCAGCCTGTTTACCTGCCAGGACCTGTTGGTGCTTATGGTCGTGGAAAGCCTGCCCACAGGTGTGACATGTGTGAGCTTCAAGAGTCGCAATCTCTTTGACAAGCTTCTCAATGCTTTTGTTCTCGCGATCTTTATCAAGCTTCGTGCGGGAGATCTGTCCAGCCAGGTCGTTAAGATCTTTGCGCTTCTGATCCCATACTCGGTGTGCCTTGTGGGCCGCAATCTCGGCTTCAATGTCAATCTTCTTGAGCTCTTCGAGCGCGGCCGTGAGTTTTTCAATCTCTTCTTCATGCTTGGTCATCCATAAGGTTTGTCTGCGTCGTAATGCCTCAATCTGTTCTTCTATACGTTTGTTGGCTTCCTGTACGGCACGTATGCGAAATTCTTCTTGCTGTATGCCTTCCTTGGTCTGTCGATTGTGTTCTTTGATACGATCAGCACGCTCGCTCAGCATGGTAATGCCCAAGAGTTGTTCAATGATGGTTCGCTGATCGTTGGCCTTCAAACTCAAAAATGGTTCAGTGTAGGTGTTGAGAGCCAAAATGTGTTTGAACATGTCGTGACTGAGTCCCAAGGTGTGTTCAATGGCATCTTGTGTTTCTCTTGAATCGCCTTGTGCTTCATCGGTAATGGTCTGTTCTTGATTGTTAATGTAAAATTTCAACACATTGGGCTTGCGACCACGCTCGATTTGAAATTCCTGATTACCTACTTGAAAGTCTAACGACACTAACATATTCTTACCGTTAGTTTTGTTTACGAGATTATCGCGTCTTATGTTGCTTAACGCTGTACCATACATCGCATAGCTAAGAGCGTTGATAATTGTTGTTTTTCCAGTTCCATTGCGAGATCCATCTCCACCTAAGTCAAGGTTTTCGCCGAGAACTAAGGTTAAATCTTGCCGATCAAAATTAATACCTTGTGTCGCATTACCGACGGACATAAAGTTTTTTACTGTCAATCTTTTTAGCTTAATCAATGTACTCTTTCTTTACAGTTATTAAAGTGCCATCGTTTCATTGATAGCCCCTTACCTTCCGCACTACAATGCGGGCATTGCATTAAAAAATTGTTTACTTCTTGACGACGTTTATGCTCATCGTCGGTTAAATTTTTAGGAACACCAGTTAGCTTATCGCTTACTTTTTTACGAGAAGCTACACTCCAATCATGCGGAGCATCCATACCTTTTTTAGCCGCTGAGATATTATTTTTTCTTCCCTCAGACATCGGCCTTCTTTTTTCTGCTAATTGTTCTCGCCTCTTTTTAGCACCCTCGATACCATAAATTTCTTCATATGTTTTTCCGGCTTTTGCTAAACTTAAATTCTTACGATGATCCTTACTAAATGTCATTCCTGTACGCCGAGAAGATATTGCTAATCGAACTTCGTCAGTCATAACAGGACCCCGGGCGTGTAGTCTATTATTAGTTAAAACTCCGTCTTTTTCAATATCTTCTCTACCTAATTCTGAGATAATATCTTCTTCTAAATTGTAAGCTTCATTATTAAACATATTTCCAGCTAACTTAACCGCAACAGGTTCAAGCCCTGCGGCTCTAATTTCTGCTATTCTATTATTCTTTTTTACTCCGCCTGTAGCACCTTCTTTTAAATGTTGCAACATACGATTATTTTTTCCTTTACCTACATAAAACGGTAAATTTGTTCTTGGGTCAATCAATGCGTAAACATAGTAAATATTTTCCATACAACTCCATTAGGTTATCTTTACGTATTTAGTATGTTTTACAATGATTGATATATTTTAAGCAACAGTTTAGGGTCATAGAATTCACTTTCTATGTTGGTGATCTGATCTGTGACAATCTGATCCACGCTTTCAAATTTAACTTCGCCCGGGGCCATGTCCGTGTCTACTGCTGTGCTTTTTACAGGAATCAAGGCCATCTCTCGCAAATTGTAATCCTTGACAAAAGTATCTTTGATAAAATTGGCCTCTTCGTAGCTGATATCAATGTCCAGCTCCACTCTGACATGCATGTTCGGTGACAATAAATCAGGAGCATGGTCAATGACTTGACTCAGCTTTAACACTCGGTAGAGAGGTTGTCCTGGCCATGAATGAAACACTGGCTTCTGGCCCCACTCTAAAGTCATCATGCCGCGAGCCGAGTCGCCAGCGTCGGCATAGTTGTGCGGGAAACAGTTGCCAATGTAGTGTATGTTCTTTTTCTGTTGCCGTAAATGAAAGTGCCCACTGAACACACGTTCAAAACCACCAAAATTGTCAACTTTGATTTCTCCGTGATCAGGCATTTCTACCATGGCATTCATCTTGAAGTGTGGCAGTTCAAAGTGGCCAAACATGTACTGGCCTGTCATCTTGGGTATGCGTCGGTGATCATCTCCAACCAGCCAAGGCGCAATTACTACGTCACCGTCTTGGAACCAATCGTTTACAATCTGTATGTTGGGTATGTGCTTGGCCCATTCGGTAGAGTAGATATCACGTTTGTCTCTATAATAGAGATCATGATTGCCCGGAATAAAATAAAAGCGATCAAAGGCGGCACTTAACTTTTCCAGACTACGCAGGCTGTACTGCAAGGTCTGCATGTTGATGGCCGCACGCTGATGGCTCCAGTCACCCAAGAACATGCCGGTTTCACAACCGTTTTCTTTGGCAGTTTTTATAAACCAGTCAATAAAATTACTACAGTCTTGATTGTGTACCAGGCTGTTTGATTTTAGACCAAAGTGTAGATCCGTGCAGACAGCTACTTTTTTAAATAGACTCATAAATTACAGTATACACTATGGGTTTTAACTTTGCAAGTTCTTTGGCTAATTTTCGTTGTTGTACTCGGCTGTGTCGATGTTGGTAACTGTCATACCTAAATTAGGATTTTTCTTGCCAGCATTCTGACGAGTCCAGCTAGGATTAAGTCCGTTCATCTCCAACACATCGTCGCGAATGTTTTGATTTTTCTTTTCTAGATTCAAGATACGAGTAAAGCTGTTGGTGATAGCGGCAGTGTAATAGGCAAAAGGATTTTGACTTTTTGATTCATCGAACTGCAGGCCAATTTGGCTGAGTTGTAGTAGTGCTTGTCCGCGCATTTCTTCATTGTAGGTATAGCCACGCCAGTTTGAGCGAGTGGCATAGCGTTCGCACAGCTTGATGAACATGGTGGCCAACTTGCGGGTCATGTTGCCATGATCTTTGCTGAACTCACCGTGTTCGAGATCACCTCGCCAGTGGCTCTTGCCCACCAGAAATGGTTGTTTGTTGTCGTCTAGACGATAGTGATAAAAAGGTGGAAAGTTAAGGCGCACATGTTTTTCGTCCAAGACAGGAATCTCTAGTAATTCTGCCAAGGGATCATCTTCCTCCACCAGATCCAATTCAAATATATCTTCGAGCTTCTTTTTCTTGGCCTGTGTTTTGGAAACTTTCTTGGGTGCCATTGGTATGTGTTCCCAACAGGTAATGCGGAACACTAGATCAGTGTTGGGTATTTTTTTGGGATCTACTATGGTACCTTCGCGTTTGAGTCTGTCGGCACGGTTTCTGCGGGCCTCGGCCGTGGTTCTTTGATTGATTTTTTCCACTGCGGGCAGGATGATATCATACTGGTGATCCTGTACCGGATCACGGTAACTACAGTAGGTATTTTTGCTGGCGTGTATTTCTTTTAAGATGTCGCGATTATTTAAATAATTGACTTTTGCTGGTGTTCTCGTGGTAGTTGTTGACACTCCTGATCTCCTAATAATATATTTATTGTAGCACAAAATACCCGGTTGTCAACCTTTTATCATTATCTGGGCGGTTTATTTTGGCGGTAAATATACAACAAGGAATCGACAAACATGGCATTTATACCGACAATAGAAACAGCACAACGACGCATAAATCAATCACGTTTGCTGTATCAAGATGCTTTGGCCGGCGTAGCCGAGGGCCGAGCAATATTGCAGGCCGAAGTTGATGCGGGCCGATTGGTGCCTGGAACTCAAGAATTTTTAAATGCCAGAAATCGGTTGGTCAATTCCGCACAAAGCTACGCAGACACAGTAAAACTACAGTATGAAGAAGACCTGGCACAGCTGGATGCAGCTCGACAATATGCACAGGCCGAGCAAGGACCCAACATCAATACACAAGCATCAACGACGTTGGCCCCAAATCAAAGTCCCGGGGCACCCCAACCACAGCAGATTGTTGATGCAGGACAAATTACCGGCACTCCACCGGCCGAAATAAATCCTGCACAAAATCCACAGACTCCTGCCCCAGCACAAGAATTTACGCAGTCCAGCACCGGCTTGAATGTCCTGCCCGAGGACGTCGACGCAGCCGTAGACGGACCCACACAAGAAGGAGTTACTCGATTCAACGATGGAGCCAATTTGGGTGTCCCGGATGAATTTGGATTTGTGACAGATCCTGTGACCGGACTCAATGTGTTACCGGAAGATCTTCCGGTCGAAGATGCCGCTGGTTATGTCACAGAGTTTACACCTGAAGGTCCTAGAGTGCTGAGCACAGAGGAAGTTCAACGAGCCACAGACGAGTCAGCTGCTAGAGATCGTGCCCGACAACAGCAGGTCATCAGCGCCCAACGACGCCAGATCAACAACGGCGATTGGCGTGTGAGATTGAGATTGGCTCCCGGGGCCAAATACCTGTACAAGGATCCTTCCCCTGGAATTCTGCAACCATTGGCCATCACCGACGGAGTAATATTCCCCTACACACCAACCATAAGCACAGCCTACAAGGCCAACTACAGCAACTACGATCTTACACACAGCAACTATCGTGGCTACTTTTATCAAAACAGCTATGTAGATCCCATACAGATCACGGCCACATTTACAGCACAAAACACAGCTGAAGCCAATTATCTCTTGGCCGTGATACAATTTTTTAGAAGCGTGACCAAGATGTTTTATGGACAAGACGCCCAACGTGGATCACCACCACCATTGACTTATTTGACAGGTCTGGGCGAGTTTCAATTCAACGAGCATCCTTGTGTGGTCAGTCAATTCAATTACACCTTGCCAGCAGACATAGACTATATTCGAGCTGGCAGTCCCAATCAACTGGGAACAAATCAGGTCAATCAACGAGATCGGCAGACAGTAAGCACTGGCAGTGCGTTTGGTGGACTCAATAGATTGGCAGCGGCCTTGTTGACCAAGGGTGCCATTCCTAATCCTCCAGCTCCACCAAGTTTTGGACAAAATCGTCCAACCTATGTGCCTACCAAGATGGAAATGGTCATCAGTCTATTGCCCATACAAAGTCGCGACCAGATCAGCAAACAATTCAGTGTCAAAGAATTTGCCAACGGTAACTTGATCAAAGGAGGATTCTGGTAATGGCCACATATGATTCAGTCAGCCCTTATTTCCTAACAGGATACAGCCAGTTTTTCCTGGATGTCATGATCAACAGACCCATACCCAAGCAGGCCGACGATCAACTGTTCAAGATCAATCAAACCTATCAGTATAGGCCAGATCTCCTGGCCTTTGACTTGTATGACAACAGCAATTTATGGTGGGTGTTTTATCAACGCAACCCCAACACCTTGACCAAACCGCCCTTGGATTTCCGAGTCGACGCCTTGATATACCTGCCCAAGATAACTACCTTACGCAACGTGCTGGGATTCTAACATGGCCAATCCATGGACAGCTGAAATAGCTAGAGTCAATTCTGTCATACAACAAACCATTCGCAATATCGAGAGGGACAAAGCTCTGTTGGCAGCCAATCCCAACAGCTCTGATGCACCAGTCTGGCGCAGACAGATCGAAAGCGGTGAAGCTTATTTGGTTGAATTGCGTGCTCAGTTAGCACAGTTTACAACTGAATACAACAACTACGGCAAAGATAACACAGCAAGCTCAGGCCAGGTTGTTGCTGAGGAAGCACAGGCACGTGCCGAGGGAGCAGTTGCATCAAATCCATCCGCTCCGTCCAGCGTACTAGCAGCTAGCGTACTAGCACCCAATGGCAGAATCAATGCCAACAATGTAGAACGCGGTACCAACGATCCTGCCAGACCCTTGACAGAAACACAGGCTACTCCACCAGCCGGGGATGGATCGCCCTTGCCATTTGCCACTCCAGGCGACGAAGATGCGGCACAAGCTCCGTTTGTTAGAACACAATCGGGTGTGGGCGCCCCTAGAGAAGATGGCACTAGACCCAACAGCAACGCCACGGCTCAACTTATAAATGCCAGTTTTAATCAACGTATAGTGCCCGAGCCCAATGTGTTGGATGCCTATGCCAGCTATACCTATGCCATAACCTGGTATCTGTTGACCCCAGATCAATACAACGAAATGACACGTAGTCAAAAGAAAAACTGTGCCAGCTGGCAACTGCTGATGCAGAGCGGAGGAGCCCCTACACAAGCCGCCGGTGCCACTGCCAACAGTGTTGCCACTGCAGGACGCAACAAGTATTTTGACAAAGATTACTACATAGATGATTTGGAAATTGACAGCCTGGTGCCACTCAAAGGCACTGGGGCTGCCAACACAGCCACAGATATCAAATTTCGAGTCACTGAACCCAGTGGTATAACCTTGATTGAAAATCTCTACAACGCTGTGAGCAATCTCTACAAAGAAAAAAATGTCAGTAAAACGGCCAACTACCCCATGGCACAGTATTGTCTGGTGGTGAGATTCTATGGCTACAACGATGCTGGCGAGTTGGTAACCACCGGCCGCAGAGGCACCAACGGAAAGACCAATCTCACTGATCCTCGAGCCATAGTAGAAAAATTTTACCCGTTTGTGATCACCAACATCAAGTTTAGAATACCCAAGGACCGTGTGGTTGAGTACGAAGTCTCTGGCAAACCTATCCCGCATTTTTACAACAAGAGTCAAGACCGTGGCAGTATTCCATTTGCATTTGAGTTGGTTGGTCAAACAGTGGAACAGGTCTTGGTTGGCAAACCCGTGGGCACAGTGTACCCAGCCAGCCCAGGTGAACGCAGAGACACGCCTACTCCTAACACCAGCGCACCATCTAATGTACCATCTAATGTGGGTGCGGTCGTAAACGACAATGGTAATTTTACCGGCGAAACCACCGCCGGTTCAATTTCTTCAGTGCTAGGAGCCTGACATGGCCAACCGAATCAGTGACGCTGAACTTGACACTTTCCTGACCAATGCCGCGGCCGGCGATTCACGACAGTCTGGTACCATTGGCGCGGTCAGTGCTGCCGCCGGCAACAACACCGGTAGCCAAAGCGCCCCGGCCAAGGCTCCGGCCGCACCCAGCAAGACCAAAGATGTGTTTACTGGACTGGCCGAGGCTCTAAACACTTTTCAACGCAGGCTAGCCGATCCCAAAGATCCCAATCGCAAGTACGACGTGCCTGACGAATATGAAATAGAGTTTACCGAAGGGCTGGGCTCGGCCACAATGAAACGTCAAGGCACCACAGACAAAAGCAAGGTGCCCATGCAAAATCAAACACCCGGCGCACTGAGTCCAGCCAGCAACAGCACCAACAACAAGGCCAGTGTCATGCCAGTGTCAGCCGGCATGCAGATTGTGCAATTTATAGATCAGATCATGCGTAGCAGTAGTTACATTACAGATCAACAACTTTACATTGTTGATCCCAAAACACAAGAACTCAAGCCCAATCCTAATCCGCCTGGAGGCATCACAGCCTGGTACAAGGTCAGTGTGCAGGCCACACAACTGGGCTATGATGCTCGCAGGCACGATCATGCTTATAGAATGAAATTTGTGATCACTCCCTATGCCATCAACAGCCTGCCCAGTGACTGGTTCAAAAACAGTCGGTATCGTGGCAGTCATAAAAGTTACAATTATTGGTTCACAGGAGCCAACAAAGAAATACTGAATTTTGAACAGGAATACAATAACCTGTATCGCTTGATTATCAGTGGTCTCAGTGTACCGGTGCAACAGGCACGCACTGACTTTAGAGATCAGATGCGTAGGACTTTTTTACCTACCAGTGAAAATCATGCCAAGGGTGCTGATGGCAATACCAACGAAGCTGGAGACAACGCGGCCAGTTTCTTGTACAGTCCCACAGACCAGGCCAAGGCTCGACTAAGAATTGTGGGTGATCCTGCTTGGATGCAACAGGGTGAGATATCTGCAGGAGTCAGTGCTAGAAATTTTAATTTTGATCCATTCAACAACGATGGCACCATCAACTATGACAGTCAAGAAGTGGTGTTTGACATTTCTTGGAATCAGCCCACAGATTATAATTTTGACACCGGACTCGTGGAAGTCAACAACACTGGAATCAAACCCGGCGGCAAGCCCAGAACACAACCCCAATTAAATTTTACCTATACTGCCATCAAGTGCAAAAACATATTCAGCAAAGGTAGATTTGAGCAAGAACTAGAAGGACGTCTCTTGATTGAATATGAAAAAAATTCCACGCCCACAGATGCCGGACGTGCCGCTGTCAACAATCCAGGCACAGCAAACGGAACCCGAGCAAACCTCACTGCCGAGGACGTCAACAATGGATGGGTCGACGTCAACGGATTGTTGGTACAAAAATCAGACGTCACTGCAAATACCGAATCAAATCAAGATGATTCTGCCCCTCAATTGTTAAATAGTCCACCACCAACACCTCCAAGCAGTGATGGTGATATTCAACCCATAGTCACGCCCGATGAAAACAACAATGTGTTGGCCGGCGTAATAGACAATCCAGACGCACAACTAAGGAACAGAGACACATAATGGCCGGAGAAAATATTGAACGTAGTCGAGGGCAACCACGTAGTTATAAATTTGATCGTGGTGGGAGTCCTACTGAATTTGGTCCATTTATTGGACGTGTGACCAACAACATTGACCCCACACGTCAGGGACGCTTACAGGTTTACATAGAGCAATTTGCTGGTCCTAATCCTGAAGATCCCAGCTTGTGGCGCACAGTAAGCTATTGCCCTCCATTTTATGGAGCCACGCCCAAGGGCGGCAGTGCCGGCACAGGAACCTATCTCAACGGCAATCAACAAAGCTACGGCATGTGGTTTACACCTCCAGACACCGGTGTCAATGTGCTGTGTTTCTTTGTGGAAGGTGATCCCAATCAAGGTTATTATGTGGGTTGCATACCCGAGCAAGGAATCAACCACATGATTCCGGCCATTGGAAGTGTGCCCAGAACTCAAACACAAACAGAAAACAACAATCAGGCCACGTACTTTGCCAATGCCCCTTTGTTGCCGGTCACAGAAATCAACAACGCTAGTACCAATACTGCCATCAACGAAAATCCCAGATTCTTTGATCAACCCAAGCCAGTACACAGCTATGTGGCTGCAACTTTGTTTCAACAGGGCTTGATCAATGATCCTGTGCGCGGCACCATTGGGTCAAGTAGTCAACGAGAAAGTCCCAGTGCTTGCTACGGCATGAGCACTCCCGGGCGTCCAATTTATCAAGGAGGTCTAGGTGGTGGTGCCGATGGCGAAGCCAATGTGGCAGCACAATTGCAAAATCTCAAGCCCGAAGATGTCAAGGTCATTGGTCGACGTGGCGGTCATACCTTGGTCATGGATGATGGCAACTTGGCTGGCAATGACAGTTTGATACGCATACGCACCAGCAAAGGCCATCAAATTACCATGAGCGACGATGGCAACTGTTTTTATATCTGTCACGCCAATGGACAAACCTGGGTTGAGCTAGGACAAGAAGGAACACTTGATGTGTTTTCAACCAATTCAATCAATCTGCGCTCACAAGGCACTATCAATCTGCATGCTGACGAAGACATCAACATGTTTGCCGGCAAAAAAATCAATATCAAAAGCGTGGCTGGGACGGCCATACAAAGTGATGGCGATCTAAACGTGGCCTGCAAAAAAAATCTCACGTTGTTTGCGTCTACACAACTTGGTGTTAAAAGCAACGGCACTCTGGCACTCAAAGGCAAATTGGCCAGCTTGGACGCCACAGGACCATTGAATCTCAAAGGTGTAGTCATCAATCTCAACGGCGCTCCAGGGTTGCCTATTACTACTCCTAAAGGTATCACCAAAACCTTGATGCCCGAAACAGATTTTAATTCCAGCACAGGATGGACGGTGAGTGCCACTGGTCTAGAAAGTATCTGTACACGAGCTCCCACACACGAACCATATCCTTATCACAATCAAGGTGTGCCTGTGAAAGTGAACCTGGAAGAAGGACAAACAACACCTCCACCGGATGCGCCAGATCTGCCCAACGAATGGAGTATTACCAAACAATGAGTCAGTTCAACTACACTCTTCCCAGCGGTGGTGAATATGTGGTACGTGGACCAGCCGGAGCCACACAGGCTCAAGCTGACAGAATTTTTTATGAACAAGTGGCAGCCGGTAGTCTAGTAGGGTACGAATCTGGACAAACATTGTCTAGTCCAGCCACCCGGCTGACCAAATTTGAACTCAGTCGCCTGGATCGAGGCACAGCTGGAGTTGACAGCAACCCTGTGTTGGCTATTAGCCAAGGGTTGCTGTCAACCATACAAGGACTACCAGTTCCTGTTGGCACACCCAACCTGGGCAATGTGCCCCTGACCAACCCAATTGACGAAGCAGACGTTGTGTTGATCAAGGGCGAAGATCTTGGGCCTGACTCTGTGGGCCCACTTAGTTCATATCAAATACAAAAACTCCAGGCACAGATAGCGGCCCTAGTGGATCAAGAAAGCGATCAAATCAGCAGAAACAAAGGCATAGGTCGTTATGGATTTACAGCCTATCAACTTGAACAGGCCGGTTATGTCAAACCTGGTACCAGCTTGAGATTTTTTGCGGTAGAACCAGAAGACTTTGTGAGTGTGATGAGCAGTCCCAGTGTTTGGACTGGCAAAGATGGTACATATTCATTGAATGATGTGTTGAGCGATGCCAATTTTCAAAACCGCGCCCAGGTTCAGCTCATGCAACAGGGCTACGACGAGTTGGTGTCCAATGGGACCATCTCCACAGCCCCTACACCCAGCATCAGCGTGGCCACTGGCCAGGTCTATACCAACAGTGGATTACAATCTGTGCGTGCCTTGACCGCGGCCAGCTTGTTGGGAGTCAATCTAGGATCACTCAGTGGTATAGCTCAAAATGCTCTGACCGGCTCCACCGCACTAAATCGATTGTTGAGCGGCTCCAACATCAATCTCAATACCATTGCATCAGGTGCCGTCAACAGCCTCACAGCAGGGGTGGGCAACCTAGGCAACCTGGCCAACTTGAATTTTGCCAGCATAGGTTCAACCTTGACCAATCAAATCACGGGCAGCATAGGCGGGCTTGTGGCCAATGCCAGCAAGTTTGGCTCACAGGCCACAGCATTGTGGGCCCGGACCGGCAGTCTTGATTTCAACAACATCGGCGGTAGCCTAACCAACTTTGCTGGAACCAATCTGAACAATCTTGCCGGTAGCCTAACCAGCGGCCTTACTTCAAATCTGAACAATCTTGCCGGAGGACTGACTTCAAATCTCACAAACCTTGCCGGCGGACTCACTGGAAGCCTCAACAATATAACTACTAATCTCACAAATCTTGTGCCTGGATCATTTAGCAATCTGTCTAGCAGTCTTGACATATTTGGCAAAGCAGGGAGTTTTGCCACAAACTTTGCTAATCCTTTGGGCAATCTCAACAATCTTGGCAATCTCAGCAATTTAGGAAATCTTGGTAATCTCAGCAATTTAGGAAATCTTGGCGCCTTGCAAGGCCAACTCACTGGTGCTCTCACAGGTCAACTAGGAAGTCTGACTGGTGCTCTCACAGGTCAACTAGGAAGTCTGACTGGGGCTTTTGGCAGTCTTGGCAGTCTTGGCAGTTTTGCCAGCATAGGTGCGGTTGGTGATCTGTTTGGTGGCGGTGGAGATCTGGTTTCAGGCACTGCTGTGGCCGGCGGTTTCAACAACACTGTAAATCGTGCCACAGTGGATGCGGCCTGGGCTCGTGCAGCAGGTAGTAGCAAAATACCTGCGCCGGTTTTTCAGTATCCAAGTCTTGCTGCGTTGGCACCAAGACTAGACATACAGCAGGCCCAAAATTTTTTACAAAATCAACTGCGTTCTGTTTCTGGAACCTTTGGACAAACTGTGACAATTTAACAGGATTAAATACTTCATGGCCACATTTATTGGATTCAACACCATAGATCAAAACAAAAAATTTACCCTAGTAGATTTTGAGTTGATCAAACGCGATTTGCTAAACGCTTTGAACATTCGTCAAGGACAGGTGGTGGGTCGTCCTGGGTACGGCACCGTGATCTGGGACTATGTGTTTGAAAATCAACTGCAGGAAACTGAGCGCGGCATTGTGGCCGAAATACAGCGTGTGGCCGGCGGTGATCCCAGAATATTTGTCAACCAGGTAGAAATATTCCCTCAGCAGAATGGCATGCTCATACAAGTAGAAATCACAGTGGTTCCTAGCACAGATGCTCAACGACTCAGCATATTTTTTGATCAAACACAACGCCGCGCCAGTTATATCTAACTTAAACTGCCCAGATTATTGTTTCCATAAATAATAAAAACACAGGAAGACCATGGCCAGAACCACTAGACAAACCGCGATATTTGGTGTAGAAGATTGGAAGCGAATCTATCAGACCTATCGCGAAGCCGACTTTCAAAGCTATGATTTTGAAACACTGCGCAAGAGTTTTGTGGACTATCTGCGCCTGTACTATCCAGAAACCTTTAACGATTACATTGAGTCTAGTGAGTTCATTGCCCTACTAGATGTCATGGCATTCATGGGCCAGGCTCTGGCCTTCCGCACAGACCTAAACACTCGTGAAAGTTATCTAGACACAGCTGAACGACGTGACAGTGTGGTAAAATTGGCCAATCTGGTCAGCTACACACCCAAGCGCAACACAGAAGCATCGGGGTATCTCAAGGTATTTTCTGTGCAAACCACAGAAAATGTCATTGACTACAACGGCATCAACTTGGCCAATGTCACGGTCACCTGGGCAGATCCTAGCAATTTTGATTGGCAAGAACAGTTTACGGCCATTATCAATGCCAGCCTGGTAGATACACAACGCATTGGACGTCCCGGGGCCCGTAACAATATAATTGGCGTGAGAACTGACGAATATACCATTAATCTGGTTCCTGGATTTTTACCAGTGGTCCCCTACACCGCCACAGTCGACGGCGTTAACATGCCATTTGAAGCGGTCAATGCCACTGCAACAGGAACTGAAGGCAACAAAGTCATCAAAGAACCCAGTCCCTTGCCCAATGGTCAATTCAATGTGCTGTTTCGCAACGACGAGCTGGGATTTGCGTCAGCCAACACTGGATATTTTTTCCTGTTCAAACAGGGCGTGTTACAAAATCAAGATTTCAACTTGCCTGAGCGTGTGGCCAATCGCACGGTCAATATCAACATTGAAGGCATCAACAACACCGACCGTTGGTTGTACCAGCTGGACAATCTAGGCAATGTTGCTAGAGAATGGAACTTTGTTGAAAGCGTTTATGGAGCTGCCATTGAACAATTGACGCCAGGAACAAGAGCAATCTTTAGTGTAACATCTCGTACCAACGACCAGATCACACTTAACTTTGGCGACGGAGTGTTTAGTGCCATACCTGTAGGATTATTCCGCGCTTATGTACGGGCGTCGAACGGGCTACAATACATTATCAATCCAGAGGAAATGCAGAGTGTACAGATTCCCATCAGCTATGTGAGCCGCACCGGACAGATTGAAACTGTTACCTTTACCTGCGGCATAACCGAACCTGTGAGCAACGCCCAGGCTCGTGAAACCATCGACGAAATCAAACAGCGTGCTCCAGCTCGATACTACACACAGAATCGCATGGTCAACGGCGAAGACTACAACAACTTTCCATTCACCGCCTACAATTCAATTTTAAAAAGCAAGGCTTTGAATCGTGCTTCAATCGGAACCAGTCGTTATCTAGATCTGGTGGACAACACAGGAAAATATTCCAGCACCAATGTTTTCAGCAGCGATGGTGCATTGTATGAAGCCAACAACCTGCCAGCATTTAATTTTGCTTGGTTGACCACCAACGATGTCAGTGACGTGGTTACCAATCAAATCACTCCACTTTTGTTGCAAGCAGGTGCAAAACAATTTTACTATGCTAACTTTCCTAGACCCAGCCTAACAGCATTGAACAACTCGTGGAATCAGAGCACAGTGCTGGCCAACGAGACCACAGGTTATTTTAAAAACAGTCTGAATAATCCAGTGCCCATCGGCGCTTATACATCCAACAACATGAAATATGTTGTGGTAGGAAGTCTCATAAAGTTTGAACCGCCAGCTGGGTATTTCTTTGATGCCAACAACCGATTGGTAGCTGGCGTGCCAGTACGAGCCGAAGAAAAAATGGTTATCTGGGCCAGTCCTACCGCAGTATATCTAGATGGCACCAATCAAGGTCAAGGTAATTTAGCCAATGGTCAAGGACCTGTGGTGCTCAATAATTTTGTACCAACAGGCGCACTTTTAACACAAGTAATACCTTTGTTTGTCACGGATTTTACCAATACCTTGCGTCAGAGCATGATAGATCAAATCACTCTCAATCAAAATTTTGGTCTAGGCTATGACAATGATGGAGTGGTTACCGGCACTGCTGGCACTTGGTATTTGATAACTGCAAACAATCTGGCACCTGCCACAGCACCCTGGAGTCAACAGTATGCAGGCGATGTCTCGGGTGGCAATCTTGATGCCAGCTGGTTTATTCAGGCCACCACCACTGATGGAACCAACTATACTGTGGTCAGCCGCAGCTTAGACTACTACTTTGGCAGTGTGCTACAAACAAGATTTTTCTTCTTCAGTGACCAAAAGATCTATGACAGCCGCACTGGCACAGTGCTCAGCGACTTTGTTAATGTGTTAAAAACCAACAGTAAACCCAACAACAATCTGCCCCTGGAGGGAGACAATCGACTCAAAATTATCGGTCAGCCTGTGGAAAGCGACGGATATGTGGATGACTTCCAGGTTTTGGTCAGCTTTGAAGATTCAGACAGCGACGGAGTTCCTGACAACCCAGATTTCTTTACAGAAATTGTAGGCACAGCACCAAACCCGCCCACTGCCAACAGTCCTTGGGTGTTCTTGGAGGAAACTGTAGATTTTGACAATTTGCAACGCTATCTATTAGTCGAACAAGGTCGTGTAAACAGCCAATATTCTACCTTGGATGCTATTGAATTGGTCAAAGAAGAATATGTTTCAGGTCAGGTATTCTATGCCTATGAAACAGGACTATTTTATGTTTTATCACTGGATCTCTCCGGCAATCGATTGCTCACACAAAGCTCCGCATTTATTGCCCGTACCGGACGTCAAGATCTATATTTTCAATACCGTCACAACAGCCCTTTGACTTCCAGGATTGATCCAGGCAGTACCAATATCATTGATATCTATATTGTGACCTTGGCCTATTACACTGCCTATCAAAACTGGTTGAGAGACGTCACTGGCACTGTGCAAAAGCCTGTGCCGCCTACCATTGATCAGCTGACCACAGAGTATGCTGGTTTACAGGAATACAAAATGATCAGTGACAACATGATTCTAAACAGTGTGGATTTTAAACCAGTGTTTGGACAAAAAGCTGCCGAAGAACTTCGAGCCACAATCAAGGTCATCCGGTCCAGTGGTAGCACTGCCAGTGTCAGCGAAATCAAAAATTTAGTTGTGGCCAACATGGATGCCTATTTCAGTCTTGACAAATGGGACTTTGGTGACACATTTTATTTTTCAGAATTAGGCGCTTACATACATAGCCAGATCGGCGACATAGTCAGCAGTGTTGTGTTGGTTCCACTCAACCCACAAAAATATTTTGGTGACTTATACGAGATCAGATCTGCTCCAAATCAAATCTTTGTCAATGGAGCCACGGTCAACGACATTGAAGTGATCCAGGCCTTGACAAGCACCAATATTAGAACTGCTCCTGGCAGTGGAGTAATTTAATGGCACGAGTTCGTACAGTTGAATTTCTACCAGAAATATTTCAAACTCCAGTCAATCGGCAGTTTCTTAATGCTACCTTAGACCAACTCACGCAAGAACCTGCATTTCAAAAGACTCAAGGATTCGTTGGGCGCAAGATAGGTCCCGGAGTCAATGCTGCGGATCGTTATGTAATCGAACCCACAGCCGAACGCAACAACTATCAGTTGGAACCCGGAGTGATCAGTCTCGACCCAGACACCGGTGTCATACGAGATTCCATTACCTATCCCGGTATCAATGCAGCATTGAATTTGCAAGGTGCCAAAACCAACAATGCTGATAGACTGTATACCAGTGATTATTATACTTGGGATCCTTTTGTTGACTTTGACAAGTTTGTCAATTACAGTCAGTATTATTGGCTACCAGATGGCCCAGATTCAGCAGACATATCCTCAACCGGGGTGCCGCTCACTGACACTTTCACAGTCACACGTGCCAATGGTGTTTACACCTTCAGCGGCTTGGCCGGCAACAATCCCACAGTTACTTTGTTACGTGGCGGCAATTACAATTTCCAGGTTGCACAAAATGCCACCGAAGATGTCAATTTCCGTGTGTCCAATGATCGTACATCAGCCTATGTGATTGATTTTCAATCCAATCCCACGCTTACTTTGGTGCGGGGCAATACCTACACCTTTACCCTGGTCATGGACGGAGTGTTTCCTTTTTATATCAAAACCGAACCAACACTGGGCACAACAAATCGCTATGATGATGGAGTAACCAACAATGGAGCTGCCACAGGCACTATTACCTTTACAGTTCCACAAACTGCTCCTGATACATTGTACTACGTAAATCCAGTCCAGGCCAACATGCGCGGCACAATGAACGTGATTGATGCCACTGCTGGCACAGGTCCTGGATTTTGGATACAGACAGATCCTGGAGTCAGTGGACGTATCCCATCCACCCCTAATATCAGTTCAAGAGATGTGCTGGGCGTGATCAACAACGGTGAAGACTTGGGCACGGTCACATTCAATGTTCCTTTAAGCACTGCTCAGAATTTTTATTACACACTGGCACCCATTGGAAATATCCCTGGCCAACTGCCGGGAACTGTGGATCTGGTGACCACGTTGGATTTCAATCAAATCAACAACATTTTCTTGGATCCATTCTTTGAAGCCAACTCCAATGGCATTGACGGAATCAAAGATCTCAACGGAAAAACAATTGTGTTTTTGAATCAAACGGCCAACGCCGAAGACGGCGGATGGCAGATCACTTCCAGGTTTGATCCTCTGCCCAATGCAGGTAACGTGGTAAGTCCAGTTGGGTCTTATGATTCGACTGCGTTTGACCAAACCACAGACATTGTCAGTCAAGATCAAAGATACAGTGTATGGCAAATACAATACAACACCAATGGTGGACAAACTTACATGACTTTGACCAGCGTGTTGCCGGTAGCCAATTTAGAAAAATTTCAAGTGCAGTTTGGAACCACGTATGCCAGCACCAATTGGTACAAAAACGCCAGTGGCTATTTTGAACAGATACCGTTGTTGACTGCTATAAAAAGTTTGTTGTTTTATCAAGACGGAACCGATCCAGAAATTTTTGGACAAATTAGACTGTTGGATCAAGATCAGGCAGAAACAATCTTTGTTGAAGACATCATTGGTCAAAAAAACTATACGTCTCCCAATGGTGTAGTATTCACCAATGGTCTTAAAGTAGTATTCAGAGGAGATGTTGAACCTGTTTCATATGCCAACAATGAATACTACGTGGAAGGAGTAGGTACTGCTATCCAGTTGTTGCCTGTAACAAATTTTGTAACTCCTGAACCCTACACTCAAAGCGGCACAATCCCTTTTGACAGCTTACCCTATGATGTGGGTGGATATGATGCTACAGAGAATGCACCATTGGTTCCGGATTATCTGACCATTAATCGTGCCAGCGACGATCTCAATCCTTGGACTAGAAGCAATCGTTGGTTCCATATTGATGTAATCAATGCTTCGGCCGAATACAACAACACTGTTCCGGCCGCAGACAATCTTTTTAGGGCACGCCGGCCAATTTTGGAATTTCGTGCGGGTACAAAGCTATTTAATTTTGGAACCCAAGGCAAACAACCAGTTAATATCATAGACTTTGAAACCACCGACGCCTTGAGCGAAATCAATGGAACCACTGGATACAGTGTGGATGGATACAATTTTATTTCTGGAACTCAAGTGATCTTTGCTGCAGATACTGACAGCCAGGTACGCAACAAGATTTATGAAGTGCAATTTATTATTCCGGATACTGTGCCTCCGTTGATTGCTCAACCAGTGATTAATTTGATTCCAGCCGCCGATGCTGATGTATTGATAAATCAAACCACGGTATGCCTCAGTGGAACCACTCTCCAGGGAAAAAGTTTTTACTACGACGGAGTTGAATGGTTGCCAGCTCAGGACAAAACCTCAGTCAATCAAGCTCCATTGTTTGATGTATATGACAGTACTGGAGAGAGTTTCAGCAATCGTATAAAGTATACAAGTAGCACATTCCGCGGTAGCAAGTTGTTCAGTTATGCTGAAAGTACCGGATCAATTGCAGACACAGTTTTAGGATTTCCTTTGCGTTATTTGAGCCTGGCCAACGTGGGCGACATTGTGTTTGCCAATAATCTTTACACTGACACATTTGAGTACGTGACTGAATCAACTGGACAAACCAAATACATCAGCGAAGGCTTTGTCAGGCAGTACAGCGATCGAATTGCATTTGTTAGAGAGCTTGGATGGCAAACGGCAATAGTGCCCAGTGTCCAAAGACAACAATTTCAATTCAGCTATGATGGTAGTCCGTTGTTGTTAGACGTGGCAGTATCACCTGACAATGGCAGTGTTCCTGCGGTACAGTTGTATGTAAACAATCAATTCCAAAAACCTGACAACTATACCTACGTCACCACATCAACTACGACCACGATCACTTTGACCACTGCGTATGTGCCGGGGGATGTGATTGAAGTGTCTGTAATTAGTGACCAAGTTAGTGCCACAGCATTCTATCAGGTTCCTGTGAATCTTGAAAACAATCCTTTGAATGCCAACAGCGAGATTTTTACTCTAGGGACCATACGTGCCCATTATGAAACCATTGGTCAGAATTTGACCACTTTGCAAGGGCCTATAATCGGCTCCAACAACAGCCGAGATCTAGGCAACATTATACCGTACGGACTACAAATTCTACAACAAAGTAGTCCGTTGACTTTGGCAGGCTATTTCCAACGCAGCAAACAATACAATATTTTTTCTGCCATAGAATACAACAGTCGAGAATATATTAAATTCAAAAGTCTATTATTGGAAACTGTGGTCAGTAATGATTATGGAGACCTGGGAATTGCTGGTATACTGGATTCAGCTGTGGCAGAAATAACCAAAGGACGTACAGACATCAATCCATTTTATTGGTCAGACATGATGCCAACGGGAGCAGTATACACGGAATCTGTTAATCCTATAACGCCAATCACAGTGCCCGAATTCAACACAAATCAGGTTTATGATTACACTTCGGCCAACTATTTGGGATTAAGTGTTTACTTGACTCGTGCAACAGAGAATTCAAGATCAGAAACTGTGTTGCTGGTACGCGACCAAGAATATGAAGTATCAGTGGATTCGCCAAGACTTGTAGTTACAACACCTTTACAAACAGGTGATGTCATAACCATTAGAGAATACTCTGACACTGCTGGTAACTTTGTACCCAATACTCCGACCAAACTGGGATTGTATCCCAAGTTTGTGCCACAGATGTTTGTGGATCCTAATTATGTAGAACCCACAGTGGTTATTCAAGGACACGATGGCAGTATCACTATTGCATTCAATGATTTCCGTGACGAAATACTGTTAGAATTTGAACGACGCATTTACAACAATTTAAAAACAGATGGAAATCCTATTCCACTAACAGCGGCCGATGTCATTCCTGGATTTTTTCGCCAGACTGATTATAGTCTGACTGAAATCAACGATATCTTGAATGAAAGTTTCTTGATCTGGGTAGGTGCCAACAAGTTAGATTATACAACACAAAACTACAATCCCAACGATCCGTTTACCTACAACTACAGCACAGCCGGTAACAAGATCAACGGTGAACCATTGTTGGGAGCCTGGCGCGGCATTTATCAATATTTTTATGATACTACCAGCCCCAATTTTACACCTTGGGAAATGCTGGGATTCAGTGAACAACCAGCCTGGTGGGAAAATCGTTATGGTCCTGCTCCTTATACCAGCGACAACTTGGTGTTGTGGGACGACCTTGAACTAGGCCTGGTCGCTGATCCTGTGGCACCTTATGTGCGACCTGAGTACGCCAGACCTGGACTGACCAAGGTTATTCCAAACAGCACTGAGTTTAGCTTGTTATCACCAATTGAAAGTGTGGTCGGTCCTTATGACCCTTCGGCGTTTCGCAAGAGCTGGGTACCCGGTGATGGCGGCCCCGTAGAATATTCTTGGCGTGCCAGTTCCAGTTATCCATTTGCTATCATGCGCCTGTTGGCCATGACCCGGCCAGCAGAATTTTTCAGCCTGTTTGCCGACAGAGATTTGTATAGATTTGATGCCGAGCTTGGACAGTATCTCTATCGTGGTCGATATCGCTTGACCACAGCTACCTTGCCAAATCAACCTGTTGACAGTACCTTGGAGATATATGGCAATGGAGTCAGCAAGGCCAGTTACATTGATTGGATCGTGGATTACAATCAACAGTTGGGTCGCAACAGCACCACAGAACTGACCAAAGATTTATCCAACATAACCGTACGCTTGTGCTATAGAATGGCCAGCTTCACTGACAAACAGTATCTTAAGATTTTTCTCGAGCGCAGCAGTCCCAACAGCACCAACAGCAGTTTGTTGTTGCCCGATGATAGCTATAACTTGTTGTTGTATAAAAATCAACCTTTTGATAGAATCATCTACAGCAGTTTGATTGTGGAACGTACCACAGATGGATATTCGGTCTGGGGATACAACAACGCCACACCTTATTTCAATGTGTTGGCCAGTTCCAGCAATGGATTGCTACAGTCCATAAGCGGTGGTGGCGCTGAAGTACGGGTACCAGCTCAATATACCAACAACGTGGTCAAAGTGCCCTACGGTTATACCTTTACCAATACCACCATGGTAGTTGACTTTATATTGAGTTATGGCAAGTATTTGGAAACACAGGGTCTAATCTTTAACGACAGGGAAAACGGTTACACATTGAATTGGTCTCAAATGGCCACAGAGTTTTTGTATTTCAGTCAGCAAGGATGGACACCCGGCACACTAATCAACTTGAATCCAGCTGCTACTACGTTGCAAGCAGTAAAACCTGGAGCTGTGGTGGATACTATTATTAGCACCAGCCCAGAAAATCTGTTGTTGGATCAAAATCGTCAGAACTTGCCCACAAGAGACCTGATCATTGAACGCGAATCTGATTTCTTTTCCATTACTTCTCCTGGTAATCAGACTATTAGTTTCTTGAACATGCAGTTTACCAATTATGAAAATATTGTGATACTGGACAATGTCAGCGTCTTCAGTGACCTGATATATGATCCAACCACAGCGGCCAGACAAAATCGTGTGAGAATTATAGCGGCTACCTCTACTGAGTGGGACGGCACCCTGGACGCCCAGGGATTCATACTCAACGACAACACAACAGTCAAACAATGGCAGGCCAATCGCAAATACACCAAAGGCGAAATTGTTATATACAAAAACAATTATTGGTCAGCGCAGACCATTGTTCAGCCCAAACGTGAATTCGAGTACAATGACTGGGTCAAGAGCGATTATACCAGAATACAAGGTGGTCTGTTGCCTAACCTAGCCAACAAGGCCGATCAACTGGCCAACAGCTATAACACACAAGTGGCCAATCTTGAAAGTGACAACGATCTGCTCAGTTACGGTCTCATAGGATTTCGTCCACGACAGTACATGGTTGATTTAAATCTTGACGATGTAAGTCAGGTAAATCTCTATCAACAATTTTTGCCAACCAAGGGCACCACTCGAGCCGCTGAAATTTTTACCAATGCCGACCTTGGCAAAGAAATCGGAGAGTATCAGATTTATGAAAACTGGGGAGTGTTGGTCAGCACTTATGGAGCCAACGCTGTAAGAAGTTTTATTGAACTCAGACTCAACGAAGCTGATCTAAATTCAGATCCCAGCACTGTTCAGGTCATATTGCCAGAACAAACCAGTCTGGCCAATCAGACTGTCTTGTTGGATGACGTATGGAGAGAAAGTTTTAGATTGACTTCTACGGATATATTTCCAACAACCTACACCACCAATCTTGACACAGCATTACCCAGTGCTGGATATGTCAATATTGATGATGTGGATATCACAGTGTTTAGTCTTGACGATCCTTCTAGTATCAGCGCAAATATTGAGTCTATAGGACTTGGAACCACTATTTGGGCTGCCAAGAGCAACAGTTATGACTGGAATGTGTATAGATGCAGTCGTGTGCCTGGACAGATGCGTCAATTGGTTGACAATCTCAATGGCACAAGCATAGCACAATTCAATCAAGCACATGATCTTTCTGTGGGAGATCTAATTATTGTGCGGTATTTCAATGACGCAGTCACTGGAGTGTACCGTGTGTTGTCGGTGCCGTCTATTACCAGCGTCACAATTGCTTACAATTTTATCAACACCAATCAAACCACTATAACTGGTACTGGTTTGGTATTTTATCTACAGACCATGCGTGTAGCACAGGCCAGTGATATTATCAATCTGCCTTATGTAAATGATCTGATTCCAGGTGCATTGGCCTATGTAGACAACAATGGCCTTGGCCATTGGCAAGTTCTACAAAAACAAGATCCATTTAGTTCAATCTCGCAGATACTGCCAGATCCTCAGATCACCAATTCTGGATTTGGCACCACAGTAACACAGACTGAAAATCTTGTGGCAGTGTTGGTAGGAAGTCCCAACAGCAATTCCAATACAGGTGGAGTATATTTGTATCGTTCCAACACCATCAACAATGAATACACCGCCGAAGGACTGATCACGCTTCCGGCCACTGATGTTGTGGCCTATGGAGATACCCTGGTGTTTGGGCGCAACAACTGGGGTGCTGCAGCCGCCAGTCAAAGTTTAAATAATTTTGGTTATGTGACACCCTTGTTTAGAAACAGTGTCACCGGAGCATTCAGTCAAACACAACTGATAGTTCGTCCTAGTCCCAGCATTGATCCTATGAGATTTGGCCAGGCCCTTGCAGTAAGCCAGGACGAAAGATGGATGTATATTGGCGCACCCGACGACACCCAAGGCGGCAAGGTATATGCATATGGTCGTGTAGATGTAGAAGAGCAGGTATCAAGGTATACCACTGACGGTAGCACGTTGAGTTTCAATTATATCAATGACATTGTGGTTGATCAATCATATCGCACCACACAGATTGTGGTCACTGTTGGAACTTTTACTGCCACGGAAGGGGTTGATTATTCCGTTGGTATAAGCAGTATTACATTTGCTGTTGCTCCGGACGCTGACCAGGTACTAACAATACGTCGTCGCAGTGGTGTGCAGTTTACTGGTGACGGCAGCACTGTTGACTTTTTATTGGATCCATATCTATACACAGCTACAAATATAGATTCTTTTACAGTCAGAATCAATGGCAACCTTCAAAGACCTTATATTGACTATGAATTTAATTCAGACAGCAATGATCTAACCAAGGATTTAAGATTCAATGTGGCTCCGGGCATTGGAGATATTATTGATGTAACCAGTACTACCTATTGGAGATACTGTGATACTATAACTGTAGCAGGACTTCCAGCGAATGCCAAGTTTGGCGGCAGTCTTACTACAACCACAGATGGACAACAGGTTATTGTGGGGGCCAGTGATGCTGATGTAGACGTGATTGACAGCAATGGCAATACTGTGCAAATACAGGCCGGCGCCGCTTACATAGTTGACCGTAGTGTTATCAAATATTTGATTGATGATGTTTCTGTAACAACTTACGATATTGTTGGTGCTGTGGCCGAGCCAATTTCTGTGTTGTTGAACAATTCATTCTTGAACATACAAAATATAACTCAAGGCGGTATAACTACCACTCAATATGCCAATGGTCAAGTTGACGTAGATTTAGATACAAATCAAATAACGCTGGTGTCTAATCCTGCAGTGGGCGATGTGTTAGAGATTCAAACCAATCAATTCAAGTTGATACAAAAGGTATCAGCGGATACTCCCATTGACGAAAGTGCCTACGGATCAGCTGTGGACATCTGCCCAACCAATTGTAGTTTGTATGTTGGTGCTCCGTTGGATAGTCGGGTATTGCCAAAGGCCGGCAGTGTAGAAAGAAATGTAAATCAAAGCCGAGTGTATGGTGTGACCACCAGTACTGTGGCCAATCCAACTTTTGTTGCTGGTGATAGTTTACGAATCAACGATTATGATCTAGCGGTGCCTACTTGGACCAATACCGTGACCTGGGCGCTGGGAAATTATGTAGCCAATGGCTCGTCAATCTATCGATCCATCCAGGCAGTGCCAGTAGGAGTAGCCATTGGCAATACCACATATTGGGCAGCCGACACTTGGATAAACGCATGGGTTAACACAATCAATGAATCCAATATACCCAATGCTACCTCCTTGGTCACCCCAGATTTAAATTTTGTAGGCGATGGCACAAACAAGACCTTTGATGTGGGCACTATATATTCTAGTACCACATACACCGTGACTCCCAACACAAGAGTGTTAGTAGATGACGTGGTACAAACTGTGGGATTTAGTTGGAGCAACAACTATGAGCAGTTGAATTTTGTCACTGCGCCCGATGCCGGTAGTATCATCACAGTGGTGTCTGGTCGCATTACTATCACGGTGAAAAACAGCGAAGCAGCCACACCCAATGGCAAATTAACTGTGTTGCCAGGCGTAAACGGCACAGCGTTTGATCAGTTCGGTTTTGAAACTTTTGTTTACACACAGATCTTGACCAGCCCCAGCCCCAGCGACTTTGCCTATTTTGGACAAACTGTTCACATAGACAGCAGTGCTGTAAACCTGGTAATAGGCGCTCCCAATGGCAACATTTACGATCCTGTGACATTTGATGGTGGAGCCACTTACTTTGACGATCGCAGCACCACCTTCTTTGATCCAGTGTTTAACAGCGGAGTAGTATACACTTACGATTTCTTGTCCAGCGCCGACGGAAGTATCACTAATCCAGGTAAATTTGTATTTGGACAACAGATCTTCACTGATGACCTTGAAACCAATGATCAATTTGGCATCGGTGTAAACTTTACCAACGGAAGATTGATTGTAGGAGCACCCGACAATGACAACGGCGGCACCACTGGTAATTATGGTGTAGTAAAAATATTTGATAACCCCAACAGTGATCCTGCATGGAAAGTCATACATGCTCAACAACCTGTGGTAGATGTAAACTTGATCAACACTTCATTCATGTATGACAAGTTGACTTCTACCACACAAACATATTTTGATTTCTTTAATCCATTGCAAGGAAAAATACTTGGGGCTGCACGCAAAAATATTGACTACATTGGAGCAGTAGACCCTGCTAATTACAACACAGGCACAGTTCGCAATCAAGGCAACAGTTGGGGACCAGAACATGTGGGGCAGATCTGGTGGGACACCAATGAAGTTAGATTCATTGATCCCAACCAAGATGACATAGTATATGCAAGCCGTCGTTGGGGACAAGTATTCCCGGGCAGTCGAGTTGACATTTATCAATGGGTAGCAAGTTCAGTGCCTCCGGTCAGCTATACAGGCCCAGGAATTTCGTTGACAACCACTAGCTACACAGTGAGAAGTAGTCTCAATCAAGAAAACATTTTTGTCACCACCTATTATTTTTGGGTGCGCGGCGTTACAACTATTAATACCGCAGCCGGAAAAACTCTCAGCACCACAGGAATTGCACGTTACATTGAAAGTCCGCGCAGCAGTGGTATACCTTATATTGCCTTGTTGAATGCCAGCACTGTGGCCATCTACAATGGTTTAGAATTTATTTCAGCTGCTGACACAATTTTACATGTGGGCTACGACCGTCAAGCCAATGATGCCAACATACACACCGAGTACCAGTTTGTGGCCGATGGCGAAGCTGATAGCTTTTTAAATACCACTTTGTATCGTAAATTACAAGATAGTTTTTGTGGTGTAGACAGCGCAGGCTCTGTTGTGCCAGACCCATTTTTAAGTCCAGCAGAACGCTATGGGGTACAGTTCCGTCCACGTCAAAGCATGTTTGTCAACCGTTTTATGGCTTTGGAAAATTATTTAGGATATGCCAACAGAATTCTCAAGCAGTATCCCATAATTGAAACTAAAAATTTAAGTCTATTAAACAGTGAGGAACCAGAACCATCATCGGGATCAGGAGCTTGGAATTTGAGATTGGCCAATCTTGAAGAACTCAGTTTTCAAAATCTCAATGCAGTTCCCCTAGGATATCTGTATCTGGTTGTATCTGTGAGCACGCAAAATGGCCTATGGGGCATCTACGAAGTGATAGAATCAGATTTGTTGCCAGGAGAAAAAGCAACACAACTAGTAAGAATTCAAAATTACAGCACTCCTCGGTATTGGTATCATATTGACTGGTATCTGCCAGGTTACAACAGCACTATCCAGCCCAGGGCAGAAGTGTCAAATTTTGCAGCATTGAGCACGCTGAATCTTTCAGCGGCTCCCGTAGGTAGCAGTGTCAAGGTCAGGGCCAATGCTCAGGGCAAATTTGAAATCTATCTACGCACAGACCTAGGGTGGGATCGGGTGGGATTACAGGACGGTACCTTGCAATTCCGTGAAGAACTTTGGAATTATGTGTTGGGTAATTTTGGATTCGGTGTCGAAGTGTTTGATGCACAATACTTTGATCAAGAGCCTGTGATTGAAACAAGAAAAATTATACAAGCAATCAATGAACAGTTGTTCAGTGGTGACCTTGCTATTGAACGCAATCGCAGTTTGATTCTTATGTTCAACTATGTTTATAGTGAATTTACTGCTCCAGAATGGCTGATCAAAACCAGTTTGGTCGATGTCAATCACAAGATTCGAACCTTGTTGCCGTTCCAGACATACTTGCAAGACAATCAAGATTTTGTACTCGATTACATTCAAGAAGTCAAACCATATCATGTGCAAATTAGAGAATTCAATCTGGTCTATAATGGTAATGATGCATATCCAGGCACAATGACCGATTTTGACGTGCCTGCTTATTGGAATACTGATCTCGAAGTTCCGCAAAATATAAGCCCAGTGTTGCAATTTGATCAAGCCGGACAACCCTACACACCCAGCGGTAGCCTGATAGAAAATTTCGTAAGCGACACCCCGCCAGATGCTGAAATATGGACTCTTGACCCTTGGCGCGAATGGTACAACAACTACTTGTTGAACATAGTTGAAGTCAACGTGGTCGATGGTGGTGCTGGATATACCGTGGCTCCGCAGGTGCTGATTTCTGGAACATGCATTGAAGAACCTGATCTTTTGGCAATTATAAACAGTGCTGGACAAGTTGTGTCCATAGAAATAGTAAACCCAGGACTGGGTTTCTCAACAGAATGTATTATAACCTTGGTTGGCGGCAACGGTCTAGGTGCTCGTGCTGTGGCTGTCATGGGCAACAATCTTGTTCGTAGTATCAAGACCACAATCAAATACGACCGCTGTGAATATACTTCAAACATAGTTGACTGGGAAGCCGATGTCAACTATGACAACGGTACCATGGTAAGATATCTTGACAGGGTATGGGAAGCCAACAGCGACGACAGCACCGGTGTACAAAGTGCAACCTTTGATCCTACACAATGGATCTTGGTAGATGCTGGCACCTTGAGCGGTGCAGATCGTACCATGGGTTATTATACTCCAACTGCCAATCAACCTGGCCTAAGTCTTCCATTATTGATTGATGGTATTGATTATCCAGGAGTCCAGGTCACCGGGGTCAACTTCAATCAAAACACTGGTTTTGACGTAGGCAATTATGACATCAATCCATTTGACAATATTGCTTATGGCCCGGAAGGCCGCCCAACCTACGATCCTGCTATTCTAGATGCTGTGTACGAAAGCAGTTATTTAGACATCTATCTGGGCACTCGTGCCACAGACGTCAACGTAGATGGCGGTGCATACGTGGACACCTATAGCAGTCATGCTCCTGAAGAGCTGGTACCTGGTGCAGAATTTGACACCCTAGACATGCGTGTTTACACCAGACCCGGAGCGGACTGGGAGGCCGACGGCCACGGATTCCCTGAAACCGTGATCAATTTCGTGTTTGACAGTGCCAATCCGACATTTAATTTTGCTGAAGTTTTACCATATCCAGTACAAGTGGTGATTTTCAATCAAACCACCGGCATTGAATTGGATCAAACTTATGCGTGCTCAGTAGATTGGCCAACACAGGTCATAACTGTTAATTCCGGGGCCACCACTGGTGATGTCATGGCTGTCAGTGTTTATGAACTAGGCGGCGGCAATCAGCTTTACAAACAAATCTACAATGGTGCAGACGTAGGCAATACACTAACAGTTCCTGTGTCCTTTGATGAAATCCAAGAATTCGTTATATTTGTCAACGGGATAATAGTTACCAACTATACCTATGCCAGCGCAACCGCAGGTGGCACCACTATTGTATTTGGATCAACTTATACTGCCACAGACTTTATTAGTTTGGTTGCTCTAGGACCAACCTTGGTCAACAATGTAGAAGTTGACTACAGCTGGAGTGCTCCACAGACACAAATAATTGTGGCAGATGGCAGCAGCCTCAGTTATGAACTGGACAACAGTCTTGTTTATACCAATCCCGACTGTCTGATCGTTACGGTCAATGGAGTACGGGCCAGGACAGCAGCCGGAGCCGAATATGTTGGTGATGGCAGCACAGCTTACTTGTTGCCACAACGCTTGGGATTCACACAAGACACCATCGCCAACAATCAAGTGCATGTGTATGTTGACCAGGTACCTCAGGTATTAAACGTTGATTTCTATGTTGAACCATATGATGTGAATAATACCAGAGAAGTGATTTTCTTTACTGCTCCTGCTCTTGGCAGTCAAATACAAGTGTATGTGGAAACCGGAGTTCAGTGTTATGTAGCTGGTAACCAATTGAATTTTGTGACTGGCAGCGGGTTAGAACCAATCTTGGGCGATGTTATTGCTGTGACTACCTGGAATGATACTCGTCAACAAAACATATTGCCCTTGGTATATGTTGGTCCAGTGACCACAGGCATCACTGTGACAGAGTCCTACGACGAAACCCTGTATGATAATCCTGCAGGCCTGGCATCAGCAACTCCTGGACAGTTTGATTATTCTACTGGAGACACAGTCACGGTCAATGATCTCCAACTGGGTCGCACTATAACTGATCCCAGCAGACTGTGGGTAACATTGAATGGTATCCGGCAGTTCCCTGGAGTAGATTTTGTGATCAGCGGTCAAGAATTAATTTTACACGCAGGAGTGCTTGGTGTCATAGATGTGGTCATGATCAGCATGTTCACTGAAAGTGTAGTGCCACAAGCCATGGCTTTCCGTATATTCCAAGACATGCGTGGAGTGCAAGCAGTTTATAGAATAACACCGCAGACTACAACAACATTGACACAAGAATTGAGTCAAACCGATGACATCATCTATGTGGCAAATGCCGGCGCACTCAGCGAACCAGCTGTAGATATCAACATCTGGGGCGTGGTCATGATCAACGGTGAACGTATCATGTATCGTGTACGTAACACTGCAACCAATACTATCAGTAGTTTACTACGAGGCACAGCAGGGACTGCAACAGACAATCATGCCGTTGGAGCAACTGTGACAGATTTGGGCCGCGGAAATCTGTTACCAGCTGAGTTCCAAAATTATATTGTTGAAACAACGACCCTAGCAGACGGATCTACTACATTGTTTGTTGCAGATAACATTGACGTTGATTCATTAGATAGTACAACTTTAGAGGAAGCAGTTGAGGTTTATGTAGGTGGTACATTATTGCAACCAATGGCTGGGTATTCAATTACTCTTGATAATCCTGTAAATATCCTATTTGATACCGCTCCAGCAGCTGGAGTAGAGGTTACTATTTTGGTACGGCGCGGAGTTACATGGTATGCTCCGGGTGTAGGAACACCCAGCAACGGAGTTCCACTGCAAATGACCAATACTCAGGCCGCAAGGTTTTTACGGGGCGAAATATAGAGGTAAATAAAAGATGACGCAAAAAGACCAACAAAAATCAATCAATGCAACACCATCTGCGCCAAAACGTCCCAACGAGACTGGCAGTATCAGCGTGGAAGGTTTTGTAAAAATATTTGATCCAAAAACGCAAGAAACATTTGTGGAGAAACGAGCATGATTGTGCCAGGTTTGTGTAAAATTGAAGGATTTGTCAAGATCACAGATCCCAATTCAGGCGAAGTCCTAGTTGATAAAAAGAATGCCATTCATTACGAAAATATTTCAATTGCCATGGCCGAAACACTCAGCAACAGAACTCTAGCTCAAGGTGGAGGATGGATCTACGAAATGGCCTTTGGCAACGGAGGAAGCAGCGTGGATCCTACTGGGGTTATCACATATTTGCCGCCCAACGTCACTGGACAAAACGCTGATTTATACAATGAGACCTATGCCAAGGTAGTAGACGATAATTCGGCTGCTAACACAGATCCGGCCAACAACAAAATGACTGTGTTGCATACCACAGGCAAGTCCTATACCGATATTTTGGTGACCTGTTTGTTGGACTATGGTGAGCCTGCAGGACAGCAGGCCTTTGATAATTCAACCAATTTCAATGGCGAATATGTGTTTGACGAACTGGGATTGAAATGTGTCAGCGGATCGACTACCGATTTGCGGCTAATTACACACGTGATTTTTCACCCGGTACAAAAGAGCTTGAATAGACAGATACAGATTGACTATACTGTGCGCATACAGACTTTAACTAATTTGAGTGCCGCATAAATATGAGTATATTAATTTGCGGTAAATACACTAGGACGGAGTAACATAAAAAATGGCATATACAATTAACTTAACTGATGGCAGTATTTTTGCGGTAATACCCGACGGAACCATCAATACTTCCAGCTCGCAGACCTTGGTTGGTAAAAACTACGCTGGGTACGGTGACTTTTTGAATGAAAACTTTATTCACCTATTAGAAAATGGGTCTAATACCACGGCTCCGGGAGCACCGCTCACAGGTCAGCTCTGGTGGGACAAAACCAACAACCTTCTCAAAGTCTACAATGGAACCACATTCAAGACTATCAGTGCAGCCACAGCCAGTGCCAGTGCTCCTACTTCAAATGTGACCGGTGATTTATGGTATGACACAACCAATCAACTGTTAAAAGTATGGACCGGTAGCACCTTCCTCACAGTGGGTCCTAGTACTGTAGCAGGAACAGGTGTACAAGCCACAACAATTATTGACAACCTCAGTGTCAGCCATCCAGTGGTCACGTTTACCATTGACAATGATACTGTAGCTATTCTCAGTCAAGACTCGGCATTTACTCCTCAAAGCAGTATCACAGGTTGGGGCACAGGACAACAGGTCAAGCCTGGTATGAATCTGTCCACAGCTGCCAGCTATCTGTTCCAGGGCACATCTACCGATTCGCAGACCTTGGATGGATTGGATAGCGCACAATTTTTACGCAGCGACACTGATGATAGCATGACCGGTAATCTGGTTGTTAGTGGCAGTGTTGGAGTCAATAGTTTGATCAACAACAATGCCAACGGCGTGGGCAACATTGGCAGTGCTTCTACATATTTTAACACAGTGTTTGCCACAGCCACACGTGCTCAATATGCTGACGTAGCAGAACGTTTTGCAGCAGATGATGTTTACGAAGCCGGAACCGTGGTAGAACTGGGTGGCTCAGCAGAAATCACACGTTCAAACACTGAATTAAGCGAAACTGTGTTCGGTGTCATAAGTACCAGAGCAGCATACCTAATGAATGACGGTGCAGGCTCAGACGCAACACATCCCCCAGTTGCAATGACTGGACGAGTTCCTGTAAGAGTTGTTGGTCAAGTTGCCAAAGGTGACAGATTGGTGTCCGCCGGTAATGGATTGGCTAGAAGTGCCAAACCTGGCGAAGCCACAGCATTCAATGTGATTGGTCGCAGTTTAGTACCCAAAGAAGACACGCAAGAAGGCACAGTTGAAGCCATTGTTACCATCAAGTAAAATAGGAACAAAAAATGACATACACAGTGGGCGGATTAATTGAAGCGGCAGATTATAATACATTTATAGGCAATACCACAGCCGGAATTAATCGTTTTTGGAGTACAGGATCGGGCGATGCTGGGTGGGGACAAACTAGTATCAGCACAGTCGCAGCTGGAGGCACAGTAACAGCCACACAATGGGCCACCTTGGTAGCCAACTTGGCCACATCAGGAACTCAGACCAGTTCTACGCTGACATCAAGAACACAGCCAGTAGCTGGAAACGTTATTGCTATCTTGGCCAACGTGGCCACAGACATCACCACTGTCACCAACAATCGCGGCAATGCAGCCGCGTCAGGCACTGAATATGGTACATTCTCTGGCACAACTAGCAAGACCACAGCCACAGGATCAGGTACTACAGCTTGGACCATCACATTCACTCACACCGTTACCTTTGCTGATGCTAATTCTGCAAGATACTTTTTCAATGCCGGCGGCATCGTTAGATTGCAATATGGTAAAAGCTCTACAGGCACAGACCATGATCCAGACTGGAACACCCTGGCCGGACAATGCGGAAGCATCAACTTCACTGGTCGTGTCAACAGCAATGCTCAACTCATCGCTGGGACAACCTATACAGGTACCACTCGATTAAACGGCACAGGTGGTACACAAACTACCTTGGCCACAACCACAGGTTTCTACAGTTTGACCCCAGGTGGAGCTGCCACAACCATATTCCAGCTCAACAATATCACAGCACCCTACACACCAGAATTCATCCGCACCACAGTGGCACTCAACGCAGCAAGCACAATATTGACCTTTACTACAACCTGGGTGGATGATGGTACATCGGGCGCAGGTGTGAGTTCAAACATTTCGGGTGGTACAGCGGTTACCAGTCCAGCTACCATTATTGGTGCAGCCACAGCACCAACCACTTTGTTGACATATATTCCGCCCAGCACAACCAATTTAACGAATAGTTGGGGAACACCCACTATTGCTGCTTCGGTGGCCTAATAGACTCAACTGTTTTACCAAAAGCCCCGCAAGGGGCTTTGTTTTTATCAGTTTTTCTGCTATAATCTACACATGGATACTGACCAATTGATCTCCCACAGCCGTGCCAGATTTGAGCACGAGGCCGCACGCAGGACCCTGCGTGAAAAATATCAAGCCAAGTTGACCTTTGCCTATTGCGGTGGCATGTGGTCAGCCGGACCAGAATTACTGAGTGTGTTGAACTGTTGCACCATGGACAAAGAAGTAGTAATAGAAGATCTATATCATAATCCTGTCAAAGTAAATACCAAAGAATTATGGAACATGGCCGCAGAACGCTGGCAAGAATGCATGAATGCCTGGTTAGTAGAATACACAGAACTCAATCAGAATAGATGACCACAGGCGCACTGATATTTGCTCGCAACAACGAGCATACGGATTATGTGGCCATGGCCCGCTGGTCAGCTAAAAACATAGAACGACATCTAGGCATACCAACACACATAGTCACCGACGATTCCAGAACAGATTCGGGCACAAGACATTTCACAGATGCAGGAACCGTGGCCTGGCACAACACTAATAGAATGGATGCTTATAGGCTCACGCCCTGGGATAGAACCTTGGTGCTGGATGCTGATTATGTGGTAGCCACAGATCAGCTACGCAGTGTGTTGGAGTGTGATGCAGATTTCCTAGCACATCGTTGGGCCTACGATGTCACAGATTGTAACACGTTTGAAGGCTTGAACTGGTTTGGAGATGTTGGCATGCCCATGTGGTGGGCCACTGTCATGATATTCAATCGAAGTCGTCAGGCAGAATTAATATTTGACACCATGGTCATGATTCGAGACAACTGGACGCACTACAGAAACATCTACAAAAACTCTACACCCACATACAGGAACGATCACGCACTGAGTATTGCCTTGTTGACAGTCAACGGCCATACCTTAAATCATGCAGGAATACCATGGCGGTTGGCTAGTCTTACTCCCGAGCATGATTTGACCCAGATTGAACAAGATAGATACAGAGTAGATTTTATCAATACAGAAGGCCGATCACGCTGGATAGAACTGCAACAAGACTTTCATGCCATGGGCAAACGCCAACTAGGAGACATAGTTGCCAGCAATTCATGAACGTGGATACTTGATTCCAGCTATCGGTGCAGAATACGAACGCTGTGCTGATCAACTGCGTGACAGCATCTTGCATTGGCATCCTACGGCCCATGTTACCATAGTGACCCAAGACATGTTGCCACACGGCGATCTGGGTGGTTGGGCCAATGACTGGCAGATGTTTAAGATCAGTCCTTATAGACAAACCATCAAACTGGAAGCCGACATGATCGCGGCCAGCTCAGTAGACCATTGGTGGACCTTGTTTGAACTGCGTGATGTTGTGGTCAGTCTAGGAGCAAGGACTTATTACAACGAACCAGCAACTTCTAGATACTATAGAAAATGTTTTGATGCCAACCACTTACCGGATGTGTACAATGCCATCACCTATTGGAGATTAAGCAAGGTTGCACAAGAATTTTTTGGCCTGGTCAGAAGCATATTTGAAAACTGGACAGAGTTTAGGAAACTATTAAAATTTCCTGAAGAAACTGCCAGTACCGATCTTGTGTATGCCATGGCCGCACAGATCATGGGACCACAACAGGTCACGTTGCCTGCTGGACTTGGTCCAACTATTGTACATATGAAACAACACATCAACGCCTTGCAGTGCCGTGATTGGACCAAAGAATTAATCTGGGAAACAGATCCTTTCAGGATAAACACTATTGCACAGAGTGGGTTTGTGCATTACCATCAAAAGGAGTGGTCACAATGAGCAACGATCAAGAACGCATCAAACACAGCAGACGTATCAGCAAAACACGCGATGCAGAAATCCGTCAGGTTCGCATTGCCCGAGCACACGGAATCACCGTCAAAGAATATCACAGGTATGCCAAACACCATGCCATGAACTGCGGTCGCCCGCACTGCTTGTTGTGTGCAAATCCACGCAGGACCTGGAGAGAAAAAACCATACAAGAAAAAAGTTTTGAACAACAAGCCCGAGCAGATCAACAAAGAAATGATGACTAACCAAACTACAGAAAATTTTTTAAAAGTAATGGCCGAGTTTGAGTGGCCAGAACCTGTAGCTGTGTCATTTAGACTGTACTACAACGAAGATGGTACTCCCAATTGCTATACCATGGAAGACTTGCCTGGTAAGTATATCGAAGTTGATCGCGAAACTTACATTTCGTCACGCTGGAATGTGCGTGTGGTAGATGAAAAATTGCACATTATTCCACCTGCAGTAACAGTAAAAAAACTTCAACACAGCGACACTGACGGGCTTTCTTGTCATCCGCAAGACATTTGTGTTATAGTACCACCAGATCAAACTCATACCAAATGGAAAATGATCGCCAATGAAACGCATTGATATCGCCGACCTAGATTGTATCTATCTGACCTATGATGAACCTCAACGCGAAGAGTTCTGGGTTCGGATACGCAACATGGTGCCCTGGGCCAAACGTGTGGACGGAGTCCGAGGTAGTGATGCCGCACACAAGGCAGCTGCCAAGGCCAGTTCAACCGAACGTTTCATACTCATTGATGGCGACAACATACCCACGGAACAGTTTTTTAATCTCACTTTGGAGTTTCCCACAGAAGAATATGAGCAGGCGGTGTTTCGTTGGCGTGCCAGAAATCACATCAATGGACTAATGTATGGCAACGGTGGATTAAGTTCGTGGACTAGAACATTTGTCAATAACATGCAAACTCACGAAGCCACAGATGGCCGAGCAGAAACCCAAGTTGAATTTTGTTTTGACCCTTTGTACTGGGCCATGCACGATTGCTACTCAACCACTTACCCTAATGCCACAGCATTCCAGGCCTGGCGTGCTGGATTCCGCGAAGGTGTCAAAATGTGCTTGAACAAAGGAGCTCGGCCAACGCTACAAGAATTTAAACAACGTGTGCATCAGCGTAACCTAGATCATTTAACTATTTGGCACAACGTAGGGCGTGATGTGGATAACGGGATCTGGGCAATTGCCGGTGCTAGAATGGGCACCTATATGACAATGATTACTCCAGCGTGGGATCATCGTACGGTACAAGATTTTGCAGAATTAGAAAAGTTATGGGAGACAGTAAAGGATTCCAATCCAGAAATACTAGCAGGTCGTGTTGCAGATGATTTAGCTACGCAACTAGATTTGCCAATGGTTACAATGCTAGGCCCAGAAAGCGCATTCTTTAAACAACATTACAGATCCAACTGGCACAACCTAGGTGTTATGGTTAAAGAAATTGATATAATTAGAAACCAAGAAGGCTGGTAAAGTATGAGTTGGAGAATCCAGCAATTGAAAGGACTTGGTTGCAAAATTTTGCAAGATGAACAACTTATTGATTTTATAAAACAAAATAATATTATAAGTGTAGCGTTTGATGGCGAACCCGATATTGAATATTGGCAATCAAAATTGCCATTTTGTAGCATTAACACACCTTACAATAATGATCTACTAGTAATTTTTGTAAATCAACTTTATAACAAATTAGAAGAGGAGTTAGTAACAATTAGACAAAAAATACAAGCTAATAGTCCAAATTGGGTTTATATAGCAATTAACAAATACTTAATAACCACCGATCAATCTTGGAATACGCTAACAAACAATTATGATCAAGACTTAATTGACATAGTTAGTTTATCAGTCACTAAGTTAGATTTTTTAAAAATTAAACAATCGTATATTGAGTATGATGATGGAAAATATTTTAATTTTGTACACCCAACAACAAACATATATTATAAAAAGAAATCATGCACATAAAAAAAGTATTGTTTGCCTGGCAGGTTTATAAAGCATTACATCCTGTATTTAGATTTCGATCACTGTCTCCCAACATGTTAAATTTTATAAAAAATAACATTTTACAAGGAACAACTATATCAATTGACAGTTTTCCATACCCGTTGATGAAGGAAATTCAGTTCGATAAAATAATCGAACTAACCAACTCAGAGATTATATGGAATAGATTAAATGTAAAAAATATAAATTTTGTTGATTCATACGACAAAATAGTAGAAAATACTCAGTATAATAATATAATGTTAACCGGGTTAACAGAGTTTAAATACAAATCAATTAACAGGTGTGCAACAATTATTAATAAATTTGCTCCTATGCTAAAACAACAAGGAAACATAATAGTGGCCATTCCGATTACTACTTTGTTATTTCATAGATTAAAATTTTCATATGATCAAATTATTAATGAGTTAGATTTAATATTATCATTGGGTGGATTAACAATTTCAGACAGACTTTTTGACATTGATATTTTTTATATAAAAATAACAAAATTATGATTATAGCATTTTATCCAGGAGCAGGCGGCAATAGATATTATCATATTCTGCAAGGACAACAAGAATTTACTAGCCTAACTACCTACGATCACTTACTCAAAGATCAACATTTTGAATATCGGTATTTAACACTAGAATCTAAATTATCTAATCAAGATTTGATACTTACTCACTGTGTAAATGTTCCATTATTGAATCAACTATTTCCTGGACATAAAGTTGTAGTTATTAAGTCAAATTTAGAAAATAGTCTACAACGAGAGTGGTACTTAGAAGACCAGCACCGCAATAAAAATATGCCAGATAAATTAGAACATGCAAAAGCCCATTTATCATATCATAAAAAGTACTATAAACAATATCCAATGGACACACAAGGAGCTGATATAATAGTTGATATCAATAACGATATATCAGAATTTGCCCAGATGATGAAATTAGAATTTCTTGCGGTCAACAGCCAGGAATACCAACAAGCCATCCAGGAATACCAACCACACGATTTAAATCAACTACCAGGTGATAAAATTGTTGAAGGATTTAAATCTAAATTTTTAAGTGACGCTGAAATCATGAAGCAGAGGCTAGACAAAATAAGCCCAAGTATGTGTTTAGCTAAATGGAAACAAGTTAGTTTACATTTACCTACAGGACTTAATAACTCGTGCTATCATCCACCTTTACATGAAATTCGATTAGAAGATATTCAGCGTAGTCCTAGTGGATTGCATAATACCGCATACAAAAAAACTCAGCGTAAACTTATGCTTGATGGTGAACGACCCGGCGAGTGTAGCTATTGTTGGGCTATGGAGGATAACGGTAAGTTGTCAGATAGACACTATCGTAGTGGCGAGCCTTGGGCCGCAAAAGATTTTGGAAAAATTGTTAGCGGAGAATGGAACGATGATATTATACCTAGCTATGTGGAAGTTAATTTTAATCATGCTTGTAACCTGGCTTGTAGCTATTGTAGTCCTCAATTCAGCAGTACATGGCAGCAAGAGGTCACTAAATGGGGCGGGTATCCTACTAGTACTATTCACAACGACCCTAGTCATTTCACTGGGCGTAATCTTCCTATCCCTAACTCGCAACCTAATCCTTATGTAGATGCATTTTGGGAATGGTGGCCTACACTATATCCAGAACTAGAACACTTCCGCATGACCGGTGGCGAACCCATGCTAGACAAGAATACCTATCGGGTATTTGACTATGTACTAGCTAATCCTAAACCAGACCTACACTTAAACGTAACGTCAAACTTCAGCGTAGATGAAAAAACCTGGCAGAAGTATTTGGGCTATTGTAAAGAACTGTGCCAAGAAGGAGTGCTTGAACACTTTATGCAGTATATTAGTTTGGACAGCTTTGGCCCGCAAGCTGAATATATCAGACACGGCCTAGAATTTGACTTGTTATGGGATCGTGTTAATCAATTCCTAACAGAAGTTCCTTATCGTAATAGTGTTACCTTTATTATAACTATGAATAACCTAAGTGTAACTGGCTTGCCAAACTTGTTTGCTGGCATACTAGGACTGCGTAAAATATATTCAAAAACCTATCAGCGTGTATGGTTTGACACACCTGTGTTGCGTCAACCCGCTTGGCAAAGTCTGCAGATCCTTCCAGAATCATATGTGGAACAGTTAGAATATCTTTGGGCCTGGATGATACGACAGATTGAAACCAAAGATACTAGATTTCAAGGATTCAAAGATTACGAAATAGCACGCCTGGACCGCGACATAGCCTGGATGCGTGACGGGCAGAAACTGGATCTGGCCTACATCACAAAAAACAAGGCAGACTTTTATAGATTCTTTAGTGAACATGATCGCAGACGCGGCACGGATTTTTTAAAGACCTTTCCAGAAATGGCCACCTGGTGGTCAGAATGTGAGTATCATGCTAGGCAGTCGTAAATTAGTAAGCGATACCATGAGCGAGGTATACGACCTGCTCAAGCCTTGGACTGATCAAAGTTTTTGGGATTTTAGTCAAGTTACCTTGGAACCTGGCACCATTTATGTGTTTGGTCGTCAACATTTGTTAGACAATCTTGCCTTGATTTGTGAGTTGGCACAAACTGGTCAATATATATTTGTGTTTGGCAACAGCGCCGAAGGAGCATGGACACTAGAAACTCAGCTGAAACAATTGCACATAGATCAATTGGTGCGTGAAGGAAAAATATTAGTCATCGCCGGCGCTGAGATTGCTACAGAATATGCTCACATCACACACGAACATTTTCTACCAAGAATTCTTGACTACCAAGAAAATTTACAAGCACAGCACAACACTGACAAAATATTTTCACAAAAAAATAAACCATATAAATTTTTGTTTCTAAATGGTCGAGCCCGCCCACATCGCAAATACATGTATGAACGTTTGCGTAGATCTGGAGTATTGGATCAAGCCTTGTGGACCATGCTGGATGCCAAGCCAACTATTGTGCGCAGTTTCCAATTCAGAGAAAATGGCACGGATGTCATGGCCACCTCGTCGGCTCTGCAACGCCTGCCAGATCAGTATGAAGTTGATCGTTATCGTGAACCTGTGTTTGGGCCTATCAATGCAGATTCCACCAATCTAAAACAAGAATTATTCAACCTGGAATGGGGAGAGATATATCTTGAACCTGCGCCCTACATTGACACTTACTTCAGTGTTGTGACTGAAACCATCTGTGCCGAAAGTGCCTACAGTTTCCGCACAGAAAAGATAGCCAAACCATTGGCCATGGGTCATCCATTCATAGTGGTCAGCAACGCTGGCTTTTACCGTGACTTGCACCGTCTAGGATTCAAGACATTTGGTCACGTGATTGATGAGACATTTGACAGTATTGAACAGCATCAAGATCGCGTGGACCGTGTGATACAGGTAATCACAGACTTATGCCAACAGGATCTTGCAAGTTTCTTGGATGAATGCTATAATACATGTAAATACAATCAGCAACAGCTTGCTGAACTCCGACTCACACACAGGCAAGAATTTCCTGACCGTTTTGCCCAATTTATCAACCAATATCAATGAATGATTTAGAATTCCGCCGTCAAGTCTTGGATACCAAAAGTGCCAGCTTCTGCGCAGCCAAATGGTATAATGCAACTATCTGGTTAGGTTCGGGACAGACTACCAGTTGTCATCATCCGCCGGCACATGTCATTGATCCAGAAGCCATAGCAACCAATCCCAGTGCCATACACAACACCGCACAGAAAAAACAAGATCGTGCAATGATGCAAGCTGGGGAAAGACCCAGTGGGTGCGAGTATTGTTGGAAGATCGAAGACATAGGTCGCGATAGTATCAGCGACCGTGTGTATAAAAGTAAAATTTACCCTATAGAGGCCTTAAATGAAGCATACCAAACTCCGCACCAAGCGGACGTCAATTTACGCACACTTGAAATTGCATTCGATCGCACTTGCCAATTCGCTTGTAGCTATTGTAATCCTGCTTTCAGTACTACATGGGTTAAAGACATACAACGCAATGGCGCCTATGAGCGCCTGGTGTCTGATGGGCGTGGGCACTTTACTCATGATCATGCTAACAGTCAACTATACCGCTTTGGTGAAACTAATCCCTACGTTGAAGCGTTCTTTGCTTGGTGGGAAACAGATTTACACCGAACACTCCAAGAACTAAGAATAACCGGCGGCGAACCCTTAATGTCGGGTGATACCTGGAAACTAATTGATTGGTTCAAAAACAATCCAGGACGTAGTAAAACACGGTTGGCTATCAACAGTAACTTGGGTGCCGAAGTTGACCTAGATCGATTGTTAGACAGTATCAATGGATTAGAGGTAGACATATACACCAGCCAAGAAAGTGTATACACGCAAGCTGAATACATACGTGACGGCCTAGACTACACTGCCTGGACGGCCAATGTTCAGAAATTGCTTGACAGCAATCGTGTGAGAGCAGTACATTGCATGGCAACAATCAATGCCTTGTGCTTGGATAGCCTGACCGGCTTGCTGAATCAATTGCAAGAATTTAAGCAAATGTACGGACGTGAGCGTGTGAGCTTTACTTTAAATATCCTGCGCTTCCCCAGCTTCCAAAATCCCCTGGTCCTGCCCGATGAATTGCGCACTCGATACAAAGTAAGATTACAAGATTTTTTATATCGCAATCAAAATAATCCATACATGCACGAGCATGAACTCAATCATCTACAACGCTTGATTGATTATTTGGATGTGGTTAAAACTCCGCACAGCGAAGCATTTGACATGCCCAAACTACACAACGATTTCAAACAGTTCTTCTCACAGTACGATCAACGTCGTGGCAAAAACTTTACCGAAACATTTCCAGCATTGGCTGATTGGTACAACACATTATGAGCGAAAAGAAAATTATAGGCAAGTACAATTGGCAAGATCGTGTGCCCAGTTATATTAAATTAGAGGACTTGACAGAAGTTCAAAAGCATAGACTGATGGAATCAGATACGTTTTGTATGCTACCCTGGATACACTTACACGCATGGCCCGACGGTCGTGCTTACCCTTGCTGTTTGGGCAAGGCCGCACATCCTGTGGGCAACTTTAAAGAAAAACCCATGCGTGAGATTTGGAACGACGAACCCATGCGGGCCATGCGCCGTAACATGCTGGAGGATCGACCTTGTGCAGAGTGTGGTGATTGCTACGAGCAAGAAAGCTTTGGATTTGCCAGTATGCGCAACAACTCAAACAAGAACTTTGGACAACACATAGGCGAAGTAGACGCTACACTGCCAGATGGGTCAACACCCGACTTTAGGCTGCACTATTGGGACGTTCGCTTCAGTAATATATGTCAACTCAAATGCCGTAGTTGCGGCAGTATCTTCAGCAGTCGCTGGTACGACGATGATGTCAAACTATGGGGCAAGGAACTGCGCCCACGTGTGCAATTTGCTGGCCGCCACGAAGAAGATGTGTGGGAGCAAATGCAAGAGCATGTTCCGCACTTGGATCAAATATACTTTGCCGGCGGCGAACCGCTAATTATGGAAGAGCATAATCGCATACTTAAATTGCTGATAGAAAAAGGCAATACCAATGTTAGACTAATTTATAATACTAACTTGAACGAGCTACGCTACAAGCGAGAAAGTGTGCTGGACTTATGGAAGCATTTCCCTAACGTGTGCGTGGCTGCCAGTTTGGATGACATGGGTGACCGAGCTGAAATTATACGTTCAGGCACAGACTGGGCCAAAGTAGAACAAAATATGCGAGACCTGAAAGAACAATGCCCGCATATAGACTTTATGATCAGCCCTACCCTAAGCATGATGAACATATGGAACTTTACACGTTTCCATCGTTACATGGTAGAGTCGGGCTTTATTGCGGCACAAGACTTTAACCTAAACATCCTACAAGGTCCGCAAGACTATCGTATCGACATGTTGCCTGCAGATATCAAGCAACGGTTCAAAGCAGAGTTTGAAGAGCATATACGTTGGCTAGAACCCCGTGATACAATTCAACGTGCTGTGGGCGGATTCCGCGGAGCCATAGAGTTTATGATGGCCACTGATAACAGTCATTTGCTCCCAGACTTTTGGCGAACTGTAAATGATTTGGATTGGGCACGTAACGAAAGTTTATTGGCAGTGGTACCCGAACTAGAAGCTATCATTGAATATCGTCCAGAAGAAACCCGTGCACCAAATGGACGCACTCATAGAATACTCAAACAACAATGAACATACCACATGATCGATTTTGTGTACTACCCTGGGTCAGTTTAGAAACCAGTCCTGTTGGCACTGTACGTCCGTGTTGCTTGGCCGAAGATGAACTGGTAGACGATACCGGCATCAAGTTCGATCTGGCCCATGCTGAGTTTGGCACCATACAAAACAGCCGTAGCATGCAGGAACTTAGACAAGCGTTTGTTGATGGCAAACAACCACAAACATGCCGTAAATGCTGGAGAGAAGAACGTAGCGGACGAGTCAGTAAGCGTATGCACACTCTGGATCGATTAAAGCATATGCTGGCTGACGAAACCGAATGGACAGCAGAGGCCAAACCCTTAATGTTCTTAGACTTGAAGCTGGGCAATATATGTAATTTGAAATGCCGTATATGTGGATCGTGGAGCTCCAGCACATTTGCCACAGAAGAGCTGGCCAATTTAAGTGCTGATGAAAATCGCAAGAGCAATTATCACTATCAGATGTTGCGTGCCGGTGCCTGGCCCAGAGAAAATCAAACCTTCTGGTCGGAGATAGAACAAGTAAGTGACCAGATCCGCTATATAGAATTCACCGGCGGCGAACCATTCATGATCCAAGAACATTTTGATATGTTGCAAGGCTTGGTAGATCGAGGCTTGGCCGCTCAGATAGAAATACACTACAATACCAATGGTACACAATGGCCTGAGCACGCTGAACAGATCTGGCAACATTTTAAAACAGTTGAAATTGCATTCAGCATCGACGATGTGGGTGCTAGATTTGAATATCAACGAACCAATGCTTTATGGTCTGAGGTTGTAGAAAACATACAGAAATTCAAACTCATGCGTGATCGACACAGTAACATACAACTGCAGGTATGTAGCACAGTGAACGTGTTTAATGTTCTTTATCTTGCGGATCTGGCCACATGGATTGACACACAGGCATTTGATTTTGTGTATTGGAATATGATGCATGAAGCTTACTATTTTAGTATTAATACCTTGCCAGAACCAGTCAAACAACAAATAACCCAACGATTACAATCAGCACAGGTCAGCAAACGTCATCGTGCAGAATTTGAAAACATCATTAAGTTTATGAATGGCGGTGCAAGCCTGGATGGATTTATTTTGCGGATGAAGATAGCAGATCTAGATCGCAAACGTCAACAAAACTTGGCCATAGTTCAACCAGAATTTGCACAAGCAATAGATTATGTCGGGCCCAATTAAACCCAATACCTTGTGCATGGCACCGTGGACTCACACCTACTTGAGTCCACAAACTGAGCGACGCATGTGCTGTGCCAGCAGAGAGCCTGCACAAAATTTTACTCAGTACATTGACACAGAATCGGGCACCGGTGTCTACAGTCCAATGAACTTGGAAGAGCATTGGAACAGTGAACACATGCGAAGTGTGCGCCGTAGAATGCGTGCTGGAGAGATCTTGCCTGAGTGTGCAGTGTGCAATGAAAAATTATTAAATACAGATGTATATCGCAGCTATTTCAACAGTTTGTTTGCACACAAGTACGATGAATGCATGGCCGCCACCGATGAAACTGGCCGTACCACAGTCCAGCCAGTCAGCTGGGATTATAGATTCAGCAATCTGTGTAACTTTAAATGCAGAATGTGTGGAGATATGCTGAGCTCCAGTTGGGAAGCCGAACAACGACAACATGACATGATTGATTGGTCCAATCCAAAAAACAATTGGATGCAAACAAACATACATCAACAAATCAGCAAATTTCAAGACACACAAATTGAAGCAGAATTTGCACAAGCAGTAGAAGAACACAGAGTTGAAGAAGTGTACTGGGTGGGCGGAGAACCACTCATGTACGAACAGCACTGGAAGTACATGCGCAGAATAATTGAATTAGGAGATGGACCACGTGTTTATGCAAGATACAATACTAACCTTAGCCGTGTTGACTACCGCGGAACCAATCTGTACGGCGATATATTGTCACATGTTCGAGACTGGCAGATATGTGCGAGCCTGGATGGCACTGGAGATATTGGAGAGTACATTCGAACCGGGCTATCCTATGCCTCCTGGCTAGACAATTTTCGTCAAGGTTTAGAATATGCCAAGAATCGCAGACAAATGCGCATTGACTTTACACTTACCTTGCCTGGATTGTTTGAAGTCATTGACATACAACGTCTAGCCGATGAGTTGAATGTGGACATCTTGGCCAAGGTGGTTTTTAGTTTTACGCCAGATATTATTATGAGTCCGTTGGCTCTTCCTAGACAGTTACTAGACACCACAATAGACAGTCTAATAGCACAATTGCCCGCTGGTGCCTTGCAAGATGTGTTGCAACAACTAAAACAGCGACCAACCTTTGCTGAGCAGTGGCCTGATTCCTGGCAAGACGGTGTTGCAAAAGGCAAGCGTCGCATATTAAAATTAGAACAAATACGTGGTGATAATTACACCATGTCAGACATACTCAAACCCAATCAGGACATATATGACTGGTACCAAGCAATTGCTACTTGATGTTGTAGAAATAGATCTAGGCACGCCCGGAGACTTATTACGGGTATATGCCAATGTCTATGACAACAGTCTCAGTCGCAAATGGTTAAAAGCGTTGAACTCTTTATTGGAACAGCAATATCATTTGGAAAAAAATTATTGTTTTTTTGGATTTGCTGACAGCCCAAGAAATGGCGAATACATTTTACAACAGATAAATCACAGCATACAAGCCATAAATGACAGCGACATAGGATATAAAATCAATGATTGGTTTGACACAGCCAACAGTGTAAATGATTGTGGCGGTGTTGATCATGCCCATTTCAACCAACTGCACCGATACTTTGAAGACTTACAAGGCGGCAGCGGACACATCAGCAACCACTACTGGCGGGCCGACAACGAGACACGCTGGCACATACGTCAGTTAAATCTCCTGTGTCATGAGTTTGAATCATGGCAGTTGTCGTGGCGTAAAAAACACACAGCACCAGCCTGGCAACGCCCCAGTCAACTCATGTGTTGGTTAGGTGCGCCAAGATTTGTGTTGGATGCAGAAGACTATGAACTGTTTGGCGTAGAAACCATAAATCGTAGCCTGGGTGGAGTATATGTGGGTGTGAACAAAGCAGTTGGTAAACATCATTGGGAGGTATTTCAAGATGAAGGACGTGATTCAAGAATAGACGAATTGACCACTACCAGTCTCAAAGCACAGACTGAAGCTGCTGGGGATTTTGACATAGAGTGGGCCAACAATCCGGGCACGTTTCCTTGGCAGATTCGACAGTTGGCCGAATTCCGTGAATGGTTGTTGACCAATGGCATTGATCCTGAAGATAAAACCCTGACCATTGGGCACCCACAGATAGGACAAGTTGATTTGTTGCGCAGTTTTGGCACAGAAGATTATCGGGCAATTTGGGCACAGTTAAATACTCACCTAAACGTCATGTCCGTTTTGACCAGCACCGCTCGAGCCACATATGACTACTGCTGGAGTGATGCTGACTACATGCAACAACAAATAAGGAATTTAAAATGAGCTGGATAAAAAACTTGATCAATCGCATACGGTTGGAAATACGCTACAGAAAAAAACTCAAGGAACTGAGAAAGCGCGACCCTTTCATCTATAAATGAAACATCAGTACACACTGGGCATCAGTGCCGGATTCCATGATGCAGCTGCCACTCTGGTCAGGAGTGACGGCGAAATTGTTTTTGCCGGACACAGTGAACGCTACAGTAAACACAAAAATGATGCCAATCTGTGCCAGCCACTGTTGCAGGAATTTTGCAATTACGAAATAGATACCATCGCTTACTACGAGCGTCCTTGGCTAAAACAGGCACGCAATTTTGTTTCGGGCCAAGGCATAGATTGGAAAAATCTAACACTCAAACAAGTATTACGAAATCAACTGGGAACATGGCTCCAGCATCCGCTACGTCGCACAGTCAATTACAATCATCACCTGTGTCATGCAGCCGCAGGTTTTCAAACCAGTGCTTATGATCGTGCCACTTGTGTGGTCATAGATGCCATTGGTGAGTTTGATACCATCACAATATGGGGAGCAGAATATGATAGCAAAAATAAAGCACGCTATACGAAACTTTGGAGCCAGAGTTATCCCAGATCAATTGGGCTCTTTTATAGTGCAATTACTCAGCGCATTGGCCTACACCCGTTAGACGAAGAATACATAACCATGGGCATGGCCGCATATGGCCAACCTCGATACGTGGCGGAATGCCGTGCTCAGTTGGAAAACAATCTACACATAGGACTTGATCCTGATTGGTTGTGGCCTGCGCCCAATGAAGATATTGCGGCAAGTGCTCAAACATTAACAGAAGAATTGATATATAGTGTTATGCGTCGTGCTCAACAGTTCAACTGGAGCTCAAATCTAGTCTACCAGGGCGGCGTTGCACTAAACTGTCTTGCAAATAGAAAACTCGGTGAATATTTTGAAAACATTTGGATCATGCCTTGTCCTGGCGATGCTGGCAATAGCCTTGGTGCTGCCGCACTGGCCCATGGAGGCTGCCTCCATTGGACAAATGCGTTCCTTGGCCATGCAATCGCAGGAGAATATCCTGTTGATGCCCTCGTTGATCATCTACACACACATCAAATCGCTGGAGTTGCTAGTGGACGAGCCGAGTTTGGACCCCGAGCTCTTGGAAATCGAAGCCTCTTGGCAGACCCCAGAGGAATACATATAAAGGATCGTGTTAATGAAATCAAACGTAGGCAAAAGTTTAGACCGTTTGCACCAGTTATCCTTGCAGAATATGTGGATGCAGTTTTTAGTATGCCCCGGGGCTGGAGCTCTAGCCCTTATATGCAGTCAGTCGGAACTTGTAAGCGTCCTGACTTATATCCTGCTGTGTGTCACGTGGACGGTACTAGCCGAGTACAGACTGTTGAGGCTGACGGCTCAGGCATTAGGCGACTCTTAGAGGCTTGGTATGACCGTACTGGATGTCCTCTACTGCTTAATACTAGTCTCAACATCAGGGGCGAGCCTATGGTCAATGATCGTGCTGACGCTGATAGATTTCAAACCGCCTATAATGTACGTGTGTTCAGTTAGAGATAAGTCTCAAGCCCACCGCGGCGTCGTAGGTCCTGGGTGCAACAACTTATACCACCATCCCAGAAATAACTATGACGCAATTCTGAGATTATGGGATTGATTCTGTGCTTCTTGCAGAAATCAAACACTTCTCGATTATAGGCACTGAATATCACATTCTCTTCGTCTAACACCAAACAGTTGACATCAAACACTGTTTCCGCTACAAATCCAGTCCACTTGTTTAAGTAAGTATCCACAAAGGCAGTAAACTCAGGTGTGGGTGTTTGACCTTGTACGTACCATGCACCGGGCGACTCTTCATACTTGAACTTGCCCACTTCCATAGCAGCCCAGATACTTGAATCCCAAATTTTTAGAACTTCCCAACCTGGAAAGTCTTCAGCTAGGTGCAGGTGCATGTCGTGTTTGCTACTTAGAATTACACCAGGTTTAAGAATAGCAAACACCGCATCGCCGTGCCCGTCGGTGACAGCTTCGTGTATTCTATATTCTGGACCCAGGCAGTTTTCCACAATCCAGGCTGTTTGATCTGGACGCAAGAAATCACTATTGTCAAAAAACACATCGCGCCCTACACGCACTATGCAACTGGCACTGGCACCGTTGAGTATGCAATCAGAGTCCCATTGACCTTTGTGAGGATTCACGACCTGATCAGCATAGTCGGCACAGATGTCATCTAACTCAGGCATGGCCAGCACACGCAACAGTTTCTGACCCAAGCTGATCTGCCAATCTCTAGGTGTCAGTGGAGGCAACGGAGCACCGCCACCTTCGGTCTGGTGCCATACAAATGAATCCTTGCTGGGCAAGTTTGGTCTGCGTACCTGAGCACCATATTGTTCTATGGTTTGTTGAAGATTGTCTAGATCCTCTTGGGTTTCGGCCAAGATCTGCTGTAATTGATTGCGAACTTGAGCATTGTCAATAAAATCAAAGTAGTCAGGTGTGTAGGCACGACCTACAATGACTTCTTCAAGTGGTTGCCAGCTGGTGTAGGAGTTTATCATATAGGGTATTTAATCTGTACTTTTTTGATGCCAAAAAATGTTGTTGGTTGTGACGTATGTCATCCAGGCACAACTCGAACCAAGAATCTGGATTTTGATTGCGTATTTGTTGTATGGTAGATAATATTTGTTGCCAACGTTTAGTGTTGTTGGGTTCTGAATCATAACTGTTGTCTATCACATGGTCAAAGGTACGATATCCTAGATCTCTCAAGGCCCGTAAGGTTCCAGGAGCACTCACAATCACAAAAGGTTGACCGTGTTTGATGGGTTTGAATGTTTTTTCTGTGAGGAAAGCCCCTCCACTTTGATCTGCATCAAAGTGTGTTTCTATCACAATGTGACAATAACTTTGTGTATAGTGTTCGGGTACATGTAAATGATGATCGTTGTGTTGATCAGCAGAAAGATTGTCGCAGGTGTATGGCCCTAGACGCATGAATTCTGTAACGTGGTCTCTTAGATCAAGTGTATCTATCTCTATGGGATTGTTTACAGGATCATCGCCTAAGGTTAGGTCAGTGTTGTAGCTCCACTGACTGACATCTAGTATGCCAGAACGTTGCAAATCTGACATGACCGTGGCACGCCACCATTTATGTGTGCGATTCAATATGGTAAAACGATATGGTCTAGTCTCAGGGCCTATGCTGGTAGCTGGCACTTGTTGGTTGCGATGCCAGTATAACAATTCATGATCTGGAAACCAAGCAAAATTTTCTATACGGTCGGCTGCTGTGTTGCCTGAAACAAATCGGTAGCAGTTGCGATTTATTTTATGCATGTCACACAAGCTATCTAATCTTTGTTTGATATGATAAGGATTATCGCCTTCGTGGTAGTAAAACAGCACACGAAGCCCACGTTCAAAAACTTTGGTGGGTATCAGGTCGATGTAATCAATATTGAAATCAAAAAATCCCAGCCCAATGGTGTAGAAATTTTCTGCACCAGTGCAGTCGTTTAGAGATTGTGTATGATATGGAAATTCATGAGTAGCACAGTGTTCGTGTAGTTCACAGGGAACAGTGTAAGGCCAGTGATATCGAAACTGACGCCATTCTGCGGTGTAAGGTTGTGCAGACCACTTGGCCAAGGCTGGATAGGCCTTGTTTCGCAACACAGCATCAGCGGCAAAATTAAACTTGTAGGCCATTCAACATGCCCACTAGTTCTTTCCACAGTATATCGGATAGACCGCCACGATAGAAATGATTGTAGTTGTACTCAACTCGAGGCAAACAAGCCCGATGTATCTGTTGCCGTTCTTTGACTGTGAGTTGATCCAGATCTCCAAGCAGTTTGACCACTCGTTCCACACGCCGTATGTCATCGGTCTCTTCGTCGTAGCTTTCGTCAAATATGTCACCAAAGGTTTGGAATCCATATTCACACAGGTATTCTAAACTGCCCGCAGGTGCTACCAGCACAAATGGCATTTCTAATGCAATGGCTTTGAATGTTTTCTCTGTGATGTGTGTCCTACGACCAAAATATACTGTTTCGGTAGGCACATATACCAAGCTGTCCTGTGCTTCGGCAAAGTTGCCTAGCCAGCACGAAGTCATTTGTTGCGTTTCTTCTCCAGCAAATAATCTGGGCAACTGTGTTTGGTCAAATACTGTGGCAATGTCCTGGTATACATTGGTGTATTTTTGTGCTATACTAGATATATCCATATTTTCATATTGACACACTCTGGGTGCAGTGATATGATTGTGGTCTAATTTTTGTTTAAATATGTTATAAAGAAACAACACACGATGATCTCTTTTGCCTGCTACAATTCTGTTGGGACTCATGAAAGTTTGAGTAGGCGCTCTATCTCGAGCACGAGGGATTAAAAATGTTCGATCATAGCCGCGAAACCAATCCTGACATGCCCAGCCATGATAAAAATAATAATGACTGTGCCAACCATATTTTTGTGTCAGTTGTTCAACATTTTCTCCGCGTTCACTGACTATGACATGTCCGGGAGGTTTGTGTCTGATATCATTGTTGCGTCTTATAACATCTCGAAACAATGAATCGTACAAATCTACATCCACAGGCTCTTGATCATGAAAAAACACATAATCAGTTTCTATGATATTGTCACTGCCTAGATTAAATAGATGTTCAGGGCCGGTATGTCCCGGCGGGTCACAAAAAAACATTCTGGTTCCCGGCCGATTTTTTTCCAGCCAAGGCCAAAATGTGTTGTTGTAAATTTCATCTATTCTAATCATGTTTGACGTATTTTATTCAGGAACTCGGCCTAACTTGTTTGCTCATGAACAGCAGGCTGACAGCCTTGAACACGCACAACAACTCAGTAGGACCAGATATTTTTGGTGGGTAAACTATTTAACTGATTACTCTGGGTGGAATTTTTTATGGGAGCCTGTGCCTTGGCAAAGTCATCAACGTCATGCCTGGCCCAGTCAATGGCAAAAGGATTCAGGTACATATTTGGTACCGCGGTCTGGATATACTGACACCAACTATCGCAACGAAACAGTTTTGCGTCGTTTTTATGATCTGCCCAGTTGGACTATACCTTGTGGATTTGACGTAGAAAGTTTTGACTGGTCGTGGCACCCAGATTTCACAGATCCTCCTTACATCTATCAGTTTGCCACACAACACCAAAAGACCGGTGGACCACAATATCTTGTTCCGGGCGCCACAGAAGTCAAATACGTGGATCAGATACGAGTCAGAATCAATCGCGTGGCCACGGCTGTGTATGAAATAGATCACATGTGCGGTAATGCTGGACAGATCGCCAATACCACACGCACCGTGCGTTATTTTGACAACTACTTAGATACCTTGCGCAGATTAGTCAGGAGCATACCAGAGGAACACGAGTTTGTGTGGATATGTTCTAGTATCTGTGACTACACGGATTTTGATTTTTCGTGGCATCCAGAACAGTGGCAGGCCACTATGCTTCATGTGTTTGCGTCAGATGGGGAAAAGTTTGGAGATACGTTCTTCATGCATGTGCCTACGTTTCGATATCGCAGTGAAAAGTTGCAGTTATTGGATTGGTATGATTTGAATTTTGTTGGAGTCAGCGTACCGCGCAGACCGTTGCCCGTGATACGCCATGATTATGACACTCATGTCGAAGCTGTAAAGACTATAGATTGGTTGGGTCCTTTGGCGGTGTTTGCCACAACACCGGTAGAACAAACTGTCACGGTGCCCTTGTGGAGTGAAAAAACCAAGACCATTGTGCCACTCAGCGCAGGCGCCAGTCAAGTTATAGTGCCCAAGGTAGCTGTGCCTTACATACGCACACAACTATATGACTATGCACACATAGATCGAACCCAACGCCACATGCACAACGAATCCCCCTTGGATATTGTTTTTATTGACAACGGCGAGCCCAATGCCAATGAAAATTGGGGTCACCTGCACTTGTTTACCAACAGCCGCCATCGCCTGCATCGTAGCAGCGGAGTCACAGGACGTGTGGCCGCCTATCATGCCGCGGCTCGACTCAGCACCACACCATGGTTTTTTGCTGTGTTCGCCAAGTTGCATGTCAACAAAGACTTTGATTGGTCTTGGCAACCAGATCGCATGCAGGAACCCAAACACTATATTTTTCATGCTAGAAATCCTGTAAATGGATTAGAGTATGGGCATCAGGCCATGATTGCTTACAACAAGAAATTGGTGTTGGACAACACTGGTACAGGATTGGACTTTACATTGGATTCAGCACACGAGGTTGTACCTATCTTGAGTGGCACTGCCTATTACACAGATTCAGCCTGGATGGCCTGGCGCACTGCCTTCCGTGAGTGCATCAAACTAAAAGACAGCCTGCCCAATGTAGAAAATGAATATAGATTAAAACAATGGCTCAAAGAAGCACGTGGTTACCTTTGCCGAAACGATCATGATGATCGTGTGCGTTGGAGTCATCTGGGTGCGAAGGACGCTGTGGAATACTGGGAAAGTGTCGGCGGTGATGTTGCCGAACTACGCAAAAGTTATGACTGGGCCTGGTTGGCCACGTATGCTATGATCAAACGTGGTCTAGTACCTGATCAATAATATATTCAACTTCAAGATCGGTAAGTTCGGGGTATAAGGGCAAGGTCAATACTCTGCGGGCCATGGCCGAGGCCGCACTCAGCACATCCGGTCCGGGCAAGTGTTGATAAGCTGGTATCTCGTGTAGCGGTTCACGATAATGTATACGTGTTTCAATGCCATGCAAGGCCAGATTACGTTGCAAGATATCACGATTTGAAACTTCAATCACAAACTTGTGATAGGCATGATGTTGATGGTTGTTTTCATCAATTAAGCTTCTTGCACTTGTGCCCTTGAGACGTTGCATCCAGTAAGCACTGATCTTGGCTCTACGGGCCTGCCAAGCATCAATATGATTGGCCTTGACCAGCATCTGCGCACAATCTACCTCACTCATACGGCTGTTTGATCCTGTGTCCATGTGTGTGGGTTTGCCGTTGTTGCGTGTGCTACGGGCATACTCCAACAGATTTACATCGTCGGTGACAATGGCACCACCGTTGCCGTAGTTGTTTAAATTCTTCATGGGATCAAAACTTATAGCAGCAGCATTAGCAATTCTTCTACAACCATAACTAAGCCAATGTTGTGCGGCATCTTCAATGACTACACCGTGATTGTTGAGCCATTCGTGCTTGTTCAGCGCATGACCATACAGGCCCACTGCTACCATGGCCTGCACACTCATTTGATTGTCTATTTTTCTTAAATCCATCAGTCCGTGGTAGTCGGTGTCAATTATGACCACGTCCCAACCCACACGCATGAAAGCATTGATGGTGGCTGGATAGGTCATGGCCGGAACTAGCACTCGGGGAGGGTTGGGCCAGAACTTCTGTGATGCATAGTATTCGGCAATGATTTCCAGAGCATGTGTGCCCGAATGGCAAGTGGCTGCATATTTGACACCGTTCTTTTTGGCCAACCAAGCTTCAAACTCGGCGGTGTAGTTGCCGTCCATGAGATGCCCAGATCGCAAGACCACATCAGTGACATCTAAGATCTCGGTGCGAAGGTTGTTATACTGTTTTTTTAATCCCGTAAACGGGATTGTTAGTGAGCCAGTCATAATACAGTTTGAATCCTTGTTCAATGTTTACTTGTGGAGCATACCCAAAATCCAGTTGAGCTCTTTGAATATTTAATGCTCCACGGCTGGGAAAGTTTTCATCAGCTTGGTTGATCTGTATGTGTCCTTGACCGGCAATGTCAATGGCTAGTTGTGCGGCTTCCTTCAAGGTTCTAGCACGCCCGCGGGTGATGTTGTAGGTGGTGTTACAGGCATTGTCACTGACAGCAGCTTGTGCTATGCCTTGTGCTGCATCTGTAACATAGGTAAAGTCCAGACTTTCTTCTGCACCGTTGACCTGTATAGTGCCTTCTTGACGTGCTGCCATCAAGAACTTGCTGACCACACGATCTTCTACGTCCAAGGGACCATACACAGCACTGGGACGAATAACAACATGTGCCATGCCAGTTCTGCGTGTGTAGTCTCGAGTCAGCCACTCACCGGCCAGTTTCATGATACCATATTGCCCAATAGGGTTAGTAGCGTGACTTTCCAACACACCAATACCTACGGTGTCTTCAAAGTCACCGTAGACCATGCTACTACTTACATACACAAACTTCTGTACTTGATTGGCCGCACTGGCTTCCAACAAGTTTAGCAGGCCTTCGCTCATGCTACGACTGCCCCATTGGGGATCAGCATTGACCACCTTTTGTCGGGGGAAGCTGGCCAGATGTATCACAATTGATGGACGATGTGTTTGTATCAACCACGTCATGCCGTCCTTATCGGCAATATCTATGCCGTAGATCCTGTCTGTTTTAATTTTTTTACGTCGTTCTGCTATCAACCAGTCCAACTCGTTTTGAGGAACAATACCATAGGTAGTGCGTGTGTCGGTGACAACAACATCATGCCCAGCAGATTCCAGTTCAGACACAACATTATGGCCAATAAAGCCTAATCCGCCAGTTACTAGAATTTTCATTTAGTAGATCCCCATTTGAGTTCGTGAAACACTGCGTCTTGATCTTCAAGTTCGCCTTGCAATGAAATTTTGTATCCCATGTAATTGGGATCGGGCCCAATGCTATATGTAGGATCGGCACAATGGCTCATGACCCATTGACCATGTTCGGTCTGTTGCCATTCATATATGGGTTGGGCCGCATAGATCTCTGGATCTTCTACATCGCCCATGGGAAAGCTATGAAAGGTCACTCTGCGCATGCCTTATTATAGCAAAAAACTCTAGACCTTGCGATCTAGAGTTTGCCTAATAATTTGTCGGTTTCGGGTTGGACAAGTTCCACCACTGAGCTGATGTCTACTACAAAATCTACATCACGAATTTCTTGATCGTGCTCTTGAAAAAATCTTGTGAGCATGGTTTCTATTTCGCTGAGTTCAAGACCTTGCCGTAGCAGGCTATGAACATTTATGGTTTTTTGACGACCTTGTTTGAGTTTGACAACAACTTTTTTGATGCATTCAAGGGGAACATCTGTTTTGTTTACACCTGCAATTATGTGTTCCCATTGATCTAAAAAATCATCACTGTGTTGCATCCGACACCGCCTTGGTCTTTGCAGGACGGCCGCGCTTGCTTGAGGCTTCTGCGACAGGGGCTGGTGCTTCTTTGGCTACTACTCTAGGATCCATGCGTTGTGCATCTTTCTTCATGCGAGCAGCTTCAGCAATCATCTGCTTGGCCTCGATTTCCATTTTTTTAGCCTGGAAAACCATGTTGGCAGCAATGTCTCGATCGCTTAGTGCACCGTCTTGTGGTGCTTGAAACTTGGGCACCGCTGGTACTGACTGTGCTGATTGTTGTGCTTTGAACTCAGCTTCGGCTTTTCTTTTTACTTCGGGCGCTACCATGCCACGGCTGGCATCATTCTGGGCCATCTTCTTGATGGCTTCTTCGCCCAGTTTCATCTCGTTGAGCATTTTGTTGAGTTCATCAAGACGAATCTTGCTTTGAGCTGTGGGCGTCACAATAATATCACTGGTGCGAACTTTTTTAATCATGCGTTCTTGATGTAGAGTTTCTAACACAGGACGACCATCTGGCAAATAAGAACGATGCAATGCATCTGCTAACTCCTCGGCTTGTTGAGCAATGTCGCTTTCCAGAGCTTTCTGTATTGAGTCCTGCCAGTGTGCTGGCAACACTTCTGGATAAATGATCAAGGCCATGTGATCTTCGCCTGGGACCTGTCGGAACAGGATGCAGATCTTGCGATCTCCGTGTTTGCCTACGTGTTTCATAAATGCCATTTTTACTCTCCTTTGGGATCGCTGGGTTCAGCGGTTTGTGATTCTGCTTCTTGTGCGGCAGCCTGAGCTACTACAGATTCTAGAAATACAGCTAGTTTGTTGTAAACTTCCCCGATTTCTTTCATTTCGCCAGCACGGAATGCACCGCGGGTGCTGGCAAGATCAATGATGTTCTTTAACAGATTTAAATCTGCAATTGTAATATTGTTTTCCATGCAGATATTTAAGATCAATATATGATGCTATTTTATTTTTGTCATAAAAAAACACCCCAAATTGGGGTGTTTTGGCTAAACTGATCAGCTTATTTGTTGCGGAACCAGTAGTTGGCCGCGGCTATGGCCCAGCAAAGTACAGCATTCAACAACTGCCCTTGACCAAAGTAGATCAAGCCACTCATGATCATGGCTCCAATAACGAACCAGGTGATTTCAACGGCGTTGGCCATGTACCAATATCTAAAACGTTCAAGCATGTGCTGTTTCCTTTTCATAGTAAGCATACTGACCCCAGGGTGGAACCACGGTAGTGTTACCGTGTATGATCCATACTGTGTCAGCATAGTTTTCATCACCCCAACTTCCAAATGGGTAACCGTCTGTGAACACCACCAGGCGCTTGGGCTCAATCTGTTCTTCTTTCAAGTATTCAAATATACAGTCGAAGTCAGTGCCACCACCGCCCTTGACTTCGTAATCGCAGATGGTATCCAGGTTATCACTGTTGTATTGTGCAGGATTATACACTCGGGTATCAAAGGTAAAGATATGTATCTTGTAACTTTGAAACTGGTCCATGATACCCTGGGTTTCTGCCAAGAAGTCTCGGAGCATGCGTTCGTCGATACTACCAGACGCATCAACGCCTATGGCAATATCGATCAGCTCGTCATTCTTCATACCGGGCATGACAGCGTCCATGTGCCAACCACGTCGGCTGGCACGCATCCAGGTAAAGTCTGACTTGATGGTACTTTCCAACTGCATACGCAATAACTCACGCCAGTTCATCTTGGGTGCTGTCATGTCCTGGATCAAGCGTTTGACACCTGCGGGCAAGTTGCCAGCACCATCCGACGCCGCGGCAGCGGCTAGCACAGCTTCTTTGATCTCATCACGGATCTGTTGACGTTCTTCGGCCGACAGTTTGGGTTTCTTGCCCCGGCCATCTTTGTCATCACCGTCATCATCGCCCGAACCGTCACCTTCGCCATCCAAGTGATCGTCCAGGAGCTTGTCAATAAGATCACTCATGTTGATCTTTTCAGCATTTTCATACAAGATATCATAGATTTCTTCTGAACTCTTGCCTTCGAACTTGCTGTCATACAGGCATGGCACCGATGTAATAAACTCACCTACTCTATGTTTTTTCAAGTCACCGTTGACAGCATAGTCATTGGCCACGTTGAACAACATGGGATCACGGTCACCTCGGCGGCCAAAGTGATCATACACACAATGCAAGACCTCATGACCAAACAAGAACTCAATCTCCTTGGGTCGGAGCATGTCAATGAATCGGCTGTTATAATAGAAGTTGCGACCATCTGTTGCGGCAGTACCACACCATTCGTCGGCATTGACCAATTTTAAACGGGTGGCCAAGTTGCCAAAGAAACTGGCCCGGAGCAACAGGCCCACACGGGCTGTGATTAGTTTTTCACGAACCTCACGATCCAGCTTGGGATCCATGGGTCCGATAAGATCTTTGAACTTGTCGGCTTCTTTTTTGTTCTGGCTTGTAGCGGCTGTGCTCATACTGCTCCTATTATCTGACTGTATATAATATTATAGCAAAAAAGGATTTATTGGTCAACCGTGCTGTTATTTAGGTATTTTAGCACAAACCAGGTCTGTTGGGCTTCACTATACCAGTCAAGATGAACCTGTTCTTGATAATAGTAACGATGGTTCCAACCTTCCGTTTTCATTACTTCCCAAACCTCTTTTGAGTGTTCTTCCAGACCTTTGTGGCGTCGTACAGTAAATCCCAGTTCTCGTTTGCACACCCAAGACAGGCGAATTTTGATACCATAATCTCGAACCAGCCGATGCTGCACAGTCTCCCATTCACCTGGTGAATGAAATATGATCAAGTTCTTTTTAACTGTAATTTTCATAGTACTCTTTTCACTCGAACAATAACGCAAGACCAGTTTATTATTTTTGAAAATATTTAACACATTGAGTTAATTTTTTATAAGTATAACACAAGATGATACCAATAGTCAATTTCAATTATACTACTGATCCTTTTGATATTCAAATAAAACCGGTGATAAGATCACTATTGTCTTGGAAGGATGAAGTCTTTAAAACGGTAGAAACAATAGTTGCTTCTACCAAACGTCCCATAGTGATTGCTCTCAGCGGCGGAATCGACGGTGAAGCCATTGCATTGGCTATGTTAGAAAAAAAAATTCCATTTTCGGCCCTGACTGTTCGACACAAAGAAGGAACCAATGATCACGACATAAAATATGCGCAGGAATTTTGTCAATTATACAACATAAAACAGCAAATTGTTGAGATCAGCATTTTAGATTTTATAAATCATGGCGTTGAAAAATACATTGATCAGGGTTATCGTGCCAACAACGTTTACAGGTATTTTCAATTGTTCTTGATGGAGTTGGCAGAATCACAAGAAGCTTGTGTTTTAATTGGAAGTGGAGAACAAGTATATTACAACTACAATCAAACCGTTTGTCTTAGATATCCAGAAGAATTACTGACTCCTATCAAGTGGTGTCAAGACAACAATACTTTGCACTATCCATTTTTTCATATGACCAATTCAGAATTGGTAGCTTCTTACATGCAAATTCCCTGCATTAAAAAATGTTTGGAAAACAATGCTACAAATTTTTTGGAACCTAGTCCCTTAGGAAATCCCAACAACTCAGGTCCTGAAAAAATCGAAGCCTATCATCAGGTATGGCCAGTAATGACTCGCCGTCCCAAATATCATGGCTATGAAAACGTGCATGAAATTAGAAAACTAAAGCAAGCTGAACTGATAAAAAGATTTAGCAAGCAACAGGTAATTTACATACCTATAAAAACAGCAAGGTCTCAACTAGGAATTTAAGCGCCAAACTTCAACAAGAACAAGGTATGCTTTTGCTCATCCAAGATGCGATAGCGTAGATCCACACCTTCGGGCTGTATGGTCATTTCTATGCCATAGACTTCACGCAGATATTCCGGAAAACTCATGTCATGAACACCAGATTTCCAACGCTGATCCCATTCTTGTTTGACCTTCATCAGACGCCGGTAGATATCTTGATTTTCACCTAAGATAGTATCGATCCTGGCTTCAGGTGTGGCATAGTATTCATCCTTTGCCCGGTCCGCCAAGCGTTGGCCGAATTCATACACATGATTACGGATGTTGTCGTCTTTACTCATCTTCCCACCACTTGATAGTTCGGGCACGCAGTTTGATCATGGTAAACTCACGATCATCTACACGACCTCGGTGTATACCCCAGTGCGGTTTGACCAAGTAAACACCATTGGCATTTTCCAACCAGACTCTACGGCTGTTGGCAACAAAGTCATCGTGTGTTTTAAAACACATCCTGCCACCTTCTGCCGGAGAACAGTTGGGCATGCACCACAAGTGCCAGCGTTCCAGGTTGGCCTTTTCTGTGCGTTCGTCTAGTTCGTAGTAGTAGTTCATGTCCACCTTAATCCAAATGCTGTAGCGTCTCTGGCATCCTCAAAACGGAATGCGAATCCTTCGGTCTGTTTCCATCCATGCAAGTGCCAGCGTCCGTGTCCAGGGTAACGATAGCACCACTCAGTGATAGCATTGGGATTTCTGTCACTATTATTTAACATGGTCTCCCACATCACAACAACTTCAGTCCAGGCCGGCGGAGGCCATGCATCTAACTTGTTCATTCAAACCGCATCCTAAAGAAAGTTTCCTGTGCTGGATCACGGAATATAAACCTAGCTTCAGGATGAGCATGCAGGCTGTCATCATATCCGTCGTAAGGATCGGGTCGGTATTCCCACGAAAAATCTTCGTGTAACACAAGTCCAGCAGCCAGGATTTGATCTTTGAGCTCCACGGCTTGCTGTGCATTTTTGACCAAGATTCGTATCATTCCCACCTCAGTCGAAACAGCACAGCATGCCGCTCATCACGGAACAGGTAGGTGCTTTTGTAGTCTGTATATATGCTCTGGGCCATGATATCTTCGCCCAGTTTATACCACTCTTGATCAAATACTCCAATGTTGACATCACACCATTTCTGAACTTCGGGGTAAGGATGGCTGGTGTAACAGATGTAAGGCCAGTCTGCGTTGGGCAGTTTCACTTTTTCTTTTTTTTAATTTGAATTTGATATTCGGGATTGGGATGATCGTGTAACCGTTGATAGTACATGTCTATCACAGTTTGTGCTGCGGTTCCAGGAAACAAAGAAGGATGAATAGCATGTATCAAACTAGCAATACCAGCCCATATCAAACGTAATCCAGCAACAATGGCCCAGGCAAAATGTGCCCAATACGTGGTTTGACTTTGGTTAAGATGTTTGTTCATTGTTTCTAAACATGTATAGCAAAATGGGTTGGCTAGGTTTAACTCCCATTAAAACTTTATTGTAATTTAAAACCTTGATTTTGTTAAATGTATACACAGAATCAAATTCGTTGATTAACATACTATTTAGCAAGGTCAGATCTGGAGGAATGAGTTGATCAAAAACGGCCAAATAAAGCTGATTGAGTTCGTAATCCATAACTATGCTAAAGTTCAAGGTGTTGAAAGCGTTTTCAAGAAAAGACTTGATTGCTGATACATTAACTTTTATACCATTTTTAGATATAAAATTTACTCGACCTTGCCACCATAAAACATCTTGTTGAATTTTAAAATAGTCACCGATCACATGACATTGATCAGAAAATTTCCACTTTAAGCGAATGCAGGTGTCTTCGACAGCATAGTCAAGATCTGGATTAATCAAATGAAACCTGTTGGGATTGTAAAATTCCACATTGGTTTGATCGGTCACGCTATGAAAACAGGATCCAATTTCACTGCAACCCCACATGTTTATTACAGAACGCGGTTTTATTTTTTCCACAATGTGTTTCATTTCTTGATCAGTGGGACCTAAGATGGTGTGTATGATAACTTTATTTTGTAAATCAATGTTATCAACTTCGGTTAACCGACGAATGTAGTCGTATGGAACCATGACTCGGGTTATGCCATGTTTGATCACCTGGTCTAACAATGTAATCACATATTCAAGTGGAGAAGAATTTGTTTTTGCATTGTGAAAACAATAGTGTCGATCACACATGCTTAACAGTGGCAAAGCATAATTTGAAAACAAACTACCATGATGCAAAGTTTTTTGATGAATTGCCACTTCGTCTTTTTGCATGTGGCTGAATTTAGCCTGACTTTTAGAAATGTTTATAACGTCACAATGTGAAAAATGAATCAACTTGGGGTATCCAGTGGTTCCGCTGGTGTGTGTGGTCACCGCAGGCAAGGTTAAATCCAGCACAATATTAAAATCCGCATTGTACGATTTTTCAATATCACAATTTTCAAATATAATTCTTGGTCGTTGTATAAGTATTTGGTCACATGAATTAACATGCTCTTGGTTGTGTCCAACCACAATATCAATAAAATTGTGAAAATCTTTGAATTCAGGTATTCTGCTGTATCCAGGATTGTAATCAGCAACAAAGACAGTACATCCTAGTTGCCAGCAAGCTCTTAACGTGGCCACAATCCAAAACAGTTCGTTGGTATAAGGATATACCACTCGCCCCATTAGTTGATTATCAAACTGCTGACACAGCTGATTTTTTATAAAATTAGTAGCATTATCAAGCTGTTGTTTGTTGTAAGTTTTGCCCTGGTGTGTGACAATTGTGTAGTTTCTATTCAATAACTCACAAGCATTTTTAAATTCAGTATTGTTAATCATTGTTGTCAATACTCCATTTGAGACGGAACAAGGTCAAGGCCGATTCGTCCATGTAGATACGATATTCTTGATACCTGCAACTCCAAGCCCAGTGTCGATTAACTTCAGTTACTTCTGTTTGAGTGGCACGATGCACTCGTATCATTTCCTTGCGGGTTTCTACATCCTGACTCCAACCCCAAGACTCGTTCATCCACTTACGCACACGATCAAACGACAAGACTCCTGTGCCGGCTGTAGATCCAATGGCCCAGTCGGGGCTACGATGAAACTCAACCATATAGATAAACTCTTTATAGTAGGCGTGGCGTCGGTCTAACTTAACAATTTTATAGTTCATTACCGGTTAATTCTTTAAAAGGTGGAAGGCTGTGATGGACACAGCCTGTGATGACCACAGCCTTCCGGGCCTATCGCTAGGCCGAAGCTTGCAAGATATACTTGCCGTAGCGTTGATGGAACTCATCAAAGTTCTTGAGCTTGGTAGGCTGGAATGGCAGATTATATGTCGTGAGTGCTATGCGAGCTCCCATCACAACCAGTTCAGTCTCAAAGTTCTTCATCATGTAGGCAAAGAAGTTATCGGCCATGGCATGGAACTCTTTGTCGGCAACCTTCTTCTCGATGGCGCCTTTGAGCTCGTAGCACATGCTGATTACCAAGCTATACATGGCACTGACTTCTTTGACATCAAGATCCTTGACCTTACCACTCAAGATATCTTCGGGCTTAGGCATTCTACCAGCGATCTTGCGATGCGCCATGAACTTCACAGCAAGTCCTTCGCCTACAGTACCTGCGATCAAGTTCATGACAGTGTCATCGTCGCCGTCTTCATCCTCTAGGATCTGACTGACAAATGTCCATGAACGTGGTGTTGCAAAGGCACGTGACGCTGATTTAGGATCAAAGTCATAGAGATCTTGCTTGGCAAAACTCAAGTAACCTACCACGTCTTTGTGGATGTGGTTGTTGACTGCCCACTCTTGATACGAAGCAAAGTCCACACGCATTTCTTGGTGTATGAAACGATTGGCCAACGGAGTAGGCATTCTGTATGTGACACCTTTGTCGCTTTCTCTGTTACCTGCAGCCACCATGACCACATTGTCGGGCAGGAAGTATTTGCCACTACGGCGATTCAAGATCAACTGATAGGCCGCGGCCTGTACCGACGGTGCGGCACTATTCATCTCGTCCAAGAATAACACCACGATGGGATACTGTCGGGCAAACTCCGCGGTTGGCAAGTCCACTGGTTCGGCCCAGTCCATTTTGCCCGAATCTTTATTGTAGAAAGGAATACCACGAATATCAGTGGGCTCCATCTGACCAAGTCGGAGATCGATCATGTAGCCACCAAGTTCTTGGGCAATATCGGCTACCAACTCACTCTTACCAATGCCCGGAGGACCCCACAAAAAGAGTGGGCGTTTTTTGCTGAATGCTTTGAGTAGACTCTTGCGAGCCTGCACCGATGTTACGGTTCTTGTATCTGACATGGCTGTGTCCTTGTTTGTATAAAGTTAACGAAATTTACTACTATACAGCTATTATACAAAAAAGACAATTAATGGTCAACCTGGCGATTTGCCAGGCTGTTTTGGGTTGTAAAATATAGAATGCTATTCTATAGGAATCTGCCCGTCACCCAGATATGTCCATCCTGCTTGAGCGGCTTGGGCCACAACGGTTGCGCCATCAAATGTTTTGTTGTCATAATAGGCTTGATAAGTGCTCACAGGTTTGACAATGCCCAAAATGCATTCCACAGGATCCCAAGTGAAGGTGTATGGGCCAAGTAAAATTCCCGCATTTAACATAGACTGTGTGCAGGCGTCGATGGATTCACGCAATTCTGGTGTTTCCATAGACTTTTTATTGGCCAAAGCTTCTTCTGCTGTGGGAAATACGGCACCAATTTTTTGATATCTACTAATAATGTTTGTTGCCATGGCAATTCCTTTTTAAAAATGTGGGTAATCCTAAACTAATTGTACTGTATTTAGCCAAAAATAATCAACATAACTGGACCAACTGTTTTTTAAACAAACATGTGCTTGACCCAGTTACTGTCTTGTCTAAATCCCAACTGTAGACTCACTCTTGCTCGGGTTTTGTTTTCCACGCTGTGAATAACTCTAGCAGTGATCAGGATCTTTGTAAAATTTTACCTAATTTCTGACGAGACTCAACATCAGTCAGACTGTACTTGTTCCAGTCTTGATCTATGGCAAATATCACAGCACCATCCAACATAAAACGTGATTCATAAAATAACTGACTATCTGATGATTCTTCTTTTTTATTCACATACCATAATTCATTGTGATCAAAATTGTAGATATACTCTTTGGCATGATACTTGCCTAAAATTTTAGTTTTTTCTCTACGCAAATCTTTACTGAGCATGCTCCATTGTTGCATGAGCGGATGAGCATAAAATCTATTGAGATTGTTTTTCCAAAAATATTGGCATTGATCGGCGTTTAAATTTTGTGTATAACTGTGAGCTTTTCTCAACAATACGTCATCAAATTTAAAATTAAAATTGGTCCACCATAAAAAATCATAAACTGAATCTATGCTGATTGGTGCGTGTGGTATGGAATCGCAAATCATCTGTCTGGCAAATTCTGTGCATCCGGGAAGAATACTGTTAAAATCTTGGATATTTCGCCAGGGTTGCGCCAGGAGATCAAACTCTCGGTGATAAGCAAGAACATTAATAGATCTCCAGCCCAGGCATTGATTTCCAGCTTCACCGTCTAGCAAAACAATCTGTTTGTAGTTGTCGGCCGTGATTGAAAATGTATCCAGCGGTTCTGTACGAATTTTTTTATCTATAAACTTGTGATAAAAATAAGCATTTTCTTGTATGGAGCTTTGGTCGTGGAGTACCACTAATTTTTTTAAAAATTCTGTATTGGCCACTTTTAGTAAACTTACCAGAATGCTAGTGCTGTCGATTCCGCCACTCCAACAAATATATGGAGTTTGATCAGACTGATTAATTCTCTTACAAAATTCATCAGCAATGTATTCTATGACCTTGCCAAAGTTCAATTCGTTGCTGGTAATCTGAGGCATGGCACAAACACTAGAAGCCAAGGGCCAGGGTGTGTCCAGGGTATTGATTCTGGAAGTAATGTGTACTGGCCATTCTAAAATATTTTTCATTTCAAACCAGTGATGATATTTGTATTGTTTGTCCAACACATGTTGATCAAAGCCTGCCACCAATGGTACAGAAAAATAAATTAATTTACTCATAAAGATTTGCGCCCAGCATGTTCAATAACACAACAGAATATTGTCCATGATTTTCCAAACACTCCCAGCACATTTTTTGTAATTGTTGTTCTATGTCCTGAGTAGTTAGTTCCACTTGAAAAATTTCTCTCACACGATCAACAAAAGGTTGTTGATCTTTTTGATATTTGATTTCTTGTTGTTGCGTCAGCAACAATGCCAGGGCCTGAAAACATTGTGTTAGTTCTTTGTAAAAAAACAACTGATTCTGCAGATCTTGTCGCAAAGGGTCACTGAGTGGAGAATTATCTGGAAGATTTATCAAATTTCTTTGATTGGTGTAATCTTTTTGAGTTAATGTGCGTTCAAACAATTTGTCGTAAAGATTGGGAGAAATAAAATAATGATTATTAGTTGCTGGTATTTGCCATTCAAAGCACACATCACTGTCTACTGTGTTTTGATTGGAATCAAAATTGGCAAAACTTGTGAGATCAAATACCAAAAAAGGTATTTTTGATATAAACACTTTCCGTATGCTGTGAGCCAGATTTTCGTCGTGCAAGGTCAACCAGATACCGCGATAATAACTGTCCACCAATGCATAGGGGCCATTACAGTAGTGCTGATATTTCTGAGAAACCATGTTTGGTAGTTATTTTTTGATATAGGTGCGATTCAGCATGGTGTGATCATGGTCTGTAGGACCCCAGTCCCCATCTGGATGCCAAGCAATCACGGTCATGCTGGAGTCTGTGGTTCTGAATCGGTGTAGTTCGTTTTGTTCAAGACAAAAGTTCATACCTGAACGCAACAGCTGAGCTTGTTCGCAACCATTGTTCCATACATCACTGATTCCGTGTCCTGCAATCACGCATCCCATTCTAATGCTGGGATGCAAATGTTGAGTTTGTTCTATGCCAGGCGGAAAATACAATAAATTTAAACTGGGGTCGCCTTGCCTGGGCGGGTAGATCAACAGGCTGTCACTACAACCGTTAATGTAACTTAACCGACCCTGTGTCTCAATCCACCCGGTGGTATTTTGACATTTATAGCCTAGACGCAGCACCACAAATATAAGACCTTCGCAACTGATCTCAGGGCAGTGTGCACCTGCAAAAAAACTAAAATACTGTCCAGCCTGTAGCTGATACACCTGCTGATCGATGCGCACGGTACTGTTGGCAAAACTATATCCATATATGCTGCCCCAGCGTGCTGCTTCGGGCAACACAAAACCCAAGTTTTGGGTCAACATGAAACTCATGGATGGGTACATGGAATCCAGTTGATCAATTTTGGATTGAATTAACATAGAAATTATCTGCCTCGACCAGCACTACGGGTGGGTGGTTTTTTACCTGTGGGTGGTGCTGTTTTTACCTTCTTGGTCTTGGTATCAGTAGCGGCCACGTCACTGCCGTCCACATGAGTTTTTCCCTGTTTCTTTTCCAGCGCACGAGCTAGTGTTTCTGCCATCTTGTTCATTTCTCGATCCTTTCGTTTTTGATCTAATCGATCCAGCAATTGGACCAACTCAGTGGGGCTCAGTGTGGCTCCCCAGGTGGGCTTGGCCTGTGCAGGTTTGGACTTTTTAGTTGCCATGTCTTCGGTGCCCTTTGAGAGAATCGAACTCCCATGTCAAGATTACAAATCTAGCATATTACCATTATATTAAAAGGGCGTGATCTTTATTCTGCCACAGCTTCTGCCACCGCCGGCGCCCGATAGCCAGGACGACCTTTTAGTTCTGCAATCCTGCGTGTAATTTTAGCTTGATTCTTTTTACGAGCTGATGTTAGCAGTTTTTCCAACTGTGACACATTGAGTGGTCCCAGACGTAGATTGCCATTCTTGGTACGCATGGGATCTGCCTTGCGTGATTTTTGTCCTGTTTTGTTGCTGGCCATGTATTACTCCTTGTTTTACATCTGTACTTATTTTACATGACCACTAATAAAAATATTTAGTACACCCAAGAGGAATCGAACTCCTCTTCCGCCCGTCCTAACCGATAGACGATGGGTGCGGTTATTTTATACGTTGTTGCTGAGCAAAGGCCTTGCGAATACGCTGTGAGGCTCGGTTGGCTTCTGTAATGCTCCTACTGGCCGCTGAACGCTTTTCGCTTTTTGACCACTGGCCTGCAATGGTTCGACTGAGTTCACCTGCACTTTGACGTTTTGCCATGTTTATTTTACCTTTGCCAAATAGTCTATCATGTTTAACTGCCCTGCTTGTGCTTCGAGCAACACATCAATGGGTGTCACAAACTGGTTGGTTTCTCTAGCACGACGTTTCATTTCTCTAAGACGTTGTGCTGCTGCAATTACCAAATCATAACGGCCGCCGGCATTTTCAACACAGCGTTCGGTATCAATTTGACTGCTACGGCTTTCAATTCTTACACTCATGATGTCTCCTTGGAAACAACAATTATACTACAAAACACTGCGGATGTCAATGGTACCCCGGGAAGGATTCGAACCTTCAACAGCTCCCTTCTGAGGAGAGTGTGTCTACCAAAAATTGCACCACCGGGGTATGCCTTTACATGGCCGTCTGTGTGGTACCATTACCGTTTTTAAATCCCACTTCCCCTCCTTGCTCTTTGATCCTCTTTAATACATCTTCAAAGAGTATCGGAGCAAAGTCGGGCAGTTGTTCTACTGATACATTGTAGTAGCGTGGATCTATTTCATCGCTGTATAGAATTTCTCCTGTGCGAGCATCAACACCGCGTGGTTTCATTACACGATTAGCATGAAGGTGACCGTGTATTGAGCAACCAAACCTACCAAGACTTGCTTCGTGTACAGGAATATGACTTAGGATAAGTCCGTTCATGACATGGTAGGCACGCAGTTCACGGAAGTATTCACGATATTCCTCATCGGGAAAGATATCGTGGTTACCACGGATCAAGACCTTGTCACCATTGAGCCGTGCCAGGGTCTTGAGTGCCTTTCTATTGATAACCACATCACCCAAGTGATAGCACTTATCTCCAGGACGCACACGCTCGTTCCAGGCCCGAACCATGAACTCATCCATTTCCTCGGCTGTGTCCCAAGGCCGCAGTTTTGTCACACCATCGTTACGCATGAAACGACATACACCTGTGTGACCAAAGTGCGTGTCGCTGACTAAAAATACACCAGGCATTGTCGCCTCCTTTCTTTGAGTTGATACTGCATTGTACTAGATTGTCCATTTCCGGTCAATCTGGAGCGGAGTAAGGGAATCGAACCCTCGTCATCAGCTTGGAAGGCTGTCATAATACCATTATACTAACTCCGCATAACATTTGGCGGTTCCAGCGAGAATCGAACTCGCCCCATCCCCGTGACAGGGGGATATTCTAACCAATAAACTATGGAACCTGTGTGGCACCGGAGGACGGATTCGAACCGCCAACACGCGGATTTGGAGACCGCTGTTCTGCCAATTGGAACTACTCCGGACTTGGAAGTGAGGGTCGGATTTGAACCGACGGTTTTAGGGATTTGCAGTCCCTTGCATTGGGCCACTCTGCCACCTCACTGTACATGGTTG